CCCACAGATCGAGCAGACATCGTACTTTACCTTACACCCCATACTGACAGCGGGATGCTCACCAGCATCCAACTTTCGAACTAAATCCTCATGCCCCACTTCGGAAGCTTTTTCTCGATCAATTCGAATGATCAACTCGACTCTGTGCATAACGGGGTTGTAACAAGCACAAACAATCTCCCCCATAGAGCGGCTGATGTCTTTGTTTTTGTGGTGCCTGTACACACCAGACTTCTTGAATGTTTTGTACCCCGAAAGCTCAGTGTCTGTTTTGGGAGCGAGTTCGGACTCCTCAAAATAGTCCCCATTGATATTACTACCGTAATACTCACCGGCACCGAGAGCATTAACTAGAACATACAAGTGTTTGTCTGACGGACTGATCCCATCAATGTGGCTTTTAATCGTATCGTGGAGGTCTGAGTGAGAGGCCTGCTTTACCAACCCCTCGGTTGGATTAATGGCCTGCACAAAGATGTTTCCATCTTCATCTGATCCGGGGAATGTGAGTAACTTAAGCATTCGAAGCTCCCAACCCTTGGATAGTCTTAAGAAGACGGCGCTCGCTCGGGAGCAGTTTTCGCTTCTTATCTAGTCTATCACGGAGAGCCTTAGCCATAATAAACCCTCTATACTTTGTATCTGCGGCGGAAGTCGAACTGTTTAACACGGCTCCACCCGCCCTAGCCAGCGCTGATCCCGGCATTACGGCTGTAATTGCTGCTGCTGTTAAGCCCATCTTTTTGGGAGACCAATAGATGTCTTCTGCCTTTTGGAGGCCTGTGGACTTTATCCGAGAACGCTTAGGGAATCTACGGATATCCGCCACCCGCGACAACGCCTCTTTCTCAGAGCGACTGAGTTTTTTACCGGCCTGAATCTTATGTGCCAAGTTATCGGCGTAAGCTTTCCTCTCGAACTTGGCAGTCAACCCAGAAAGTCCCGCACCAAGAGCGGTAGCAGTACCTATACTCCCCTTACTTAGAAGGCCACCAGAAGCAAGCGTCTTATTTATCGCAGCATTGGCCCTTGTAGATGGACCAAAGCCAAGCTCTAGTTGTCTGTTCCTTTTAAGGGGAAGACGGCTAGCCCGCTCAAAAACCTTGCTAGTGATGGCACGAGCCGCACGGGTGCCTAACGCCTTTCGCATTGCGATAAGCGTTCCAGCCGTTACGGCCCCTGACGTTAAAGCCTTTCCGGGTGCCCCAGTTAGCTTTTCATACAGGGTAGTTTTACCCTCATCCGCCACCGGCAGCAGCCCCCATCATTGCCTGAAGAAGAGATTCCTTACCCCTGGAGTCAGACCTCATCTTGTTGATCTCAGCTAAAGTCTTCACATCCTGCGGCTGGATTCCTTCATCCTTGTATTGCAAGGATCGGCGCATGAACGACCCGGCTACCAGTGGATCCTTGGCCATGTCGGGGTTGAAGGTGTGCAGCGTGCGGAAGATCTTCTTTACGTCGCCTTGGTCTTCTTTCTTGAGGTTGGGGTTCTCATCCATCATCGCATTGAAAGCCTTCCGTTGACGGATAGGCCCTCCAATCGAATCAATGGCTGCGTCAGCGCCCCTGATACCAGCAGTTAAGCCAGCAGCGCCCAGACCAAGACCCAGAACCTTTTCGCCAGTAGACAGGTCTGCTACACGGCGAGACAACATCCCACCCTGCGACGGATCAACATTGATCCCAAAACGTCTCCCAAAACCACCTACTCGACGTCCAAGTGCAGCCCTTAGTGCCTGTAGACGACCTGCTTCTTTATCGAGCGAAGCCATCTTTGGTTGCATTTGGGCGGGCATTCCTTGAGGAGCGGCCTGGGCAGGTGCCGGGGGTTGTCCACCCTCACTGGGCTGGAATAACTTGTCGGCGGGGGCACGGGCCTGAGCCTGTTCAGCTTGAGCTTGTGCCTGAGCAGCCTGCTGCTGTTGTTGCATCATCGCTGCAAGGGCTTGGGCCTTCTCCTCTTTACGGACACCTTTCGTGCTCTGGACTTCTGCACGGAGAGACTTCAACTGCTTAGCAGCTTGGAGAGCCTTCTTACGAAGTCTAGAACCAGCCGCTGAATTACCCGCATCAAACTTGACGGCATCGGGAGCGGAGTCAGCTAAGATCTCCATCAGGGTCTTCAGCTTCTCTTCGGCACCTTCAGGATCACCACCGGGCATATCTTCTGGTGCTTTGGGAACCATTCCCGGAGGAGGCCCTCCTTCTGGTGAAGGGGCAGCGGCTTCTGGTGGAGGTCCTGCCTGAGCCGCCGCTTCGGGGGGAGGCCCCTGTGGGGGCATTCCTTGTGGGGGCATTGGTGGCTGAGCAAGCTTCTCAAGTAATCTTATTTTGGTTGTGATGTCCATTTTAACCCCATGCCTGTTGCTGAAGAGCAGGCCTTGCTGATTGTTGTTGTTTTGGTGCCCACTCCCGCTGGAACTCTTCTGTGGGTCCTTTTGGACCCCTGGGTACAAAGCCGCTAGCTACGCTACCAGCAGTCTGTCGAGCTTCTGGCTTCAAGAGCATGTATGCAGCAAGTGCCGCAAGGCCCATTTTGCCTGGGTTTTTCATGCCCCAACCAACAACACCCTTCGGCCTAAACTTGGTTTTGTAGTAGACGGTTTTCCCGCCCACACTTCCTTTGGTTATTTGGCCCTTCGCTCTACCAGACAAAATCTCGTCAGCGACCTCTTTGGATACAGGTGTAATATTGCCAGCCGCTATGTCTTTAGCCGCATTACCCGTTGCTAAAGAGTGGAGACGTTTACCTGCATGGACGCCTTCCGTGGAGCGCTTTCCTAAAAGGATCTCTTTGGCTTTATCGGCCCCTCTCCTAAAAGGAGTAGCAGCTAGCTCAGAGGGGCCTGACCACAGACCTTGGTTAACCCCTTGGGTGACCGACCGAAGAGAGTGTCCTCCGATACTCCTATCGAGGATGTTTCTATTAACCCACCCCCCAGCCTGTTCACCGGGGCCAGCAACCTTTCGAAGTTCCATAGCAAGCTTGTGCTTGTTTTGCTGCTTCTCATGGGGACGTACGTTAAGTGTCGAACGCTTTGCCACGGGTAGTGTGTGCACTAAACTCATACGAAACCTCTGTTTCTAGCAGAAGCGGGGATTACTGTGCCACGGAGACTAGCGTCCAACTGCCGCTGAGTCTCTTCAGCAGCGCCCCCTCTTGCGGGGCCAGGGCTGGAACCAAAACCACCACGTGCGGGAGGGGTGCTGCCACCGGGCACGACTAATCTTCTTCTTTTGTCGTTTGCCGCCCTTCTTCTAGGCCTGCCCGAACCCTGGGTTCCTATCTGATCAGGGGCTGCGGAATCAAAAAGGCTTTTCTTTAGATCCGCCGAGGCGCGAGAAGCTGGGCTTGGCATCGCGCCCATAGAAGGTGGGGCAGGTTGACCCTTCGGGTCTACAAGAGCTAGTCCTCTACTACCATGCGCGGCTGCTCCGGGTGCGTGGGTCGCAACTTGCCTAGCTGCTGGAGCCACATGGGAGAGGCCCCGCATCGCCACCGGAGCCAACGCTACACCAGCGCCCGCTATTTGTGCGCCCCGTTGTAAGACAGGCCGAGCTACTTGACGCGCAACACCCGGAACCGCTCTTAATGCGCCCCTACCACGGCCAGCAAGACGGAGGCCACCACTGACGAGCCCGCCAATGGCGAGCTTCTCCAGATCAACCGGTGGTCCCGCATTACTCCCTAATGTTGCCCACGCTTTGGCTAAACGATCTTCCATTACCGTTTACCCCCAAACAGTGCACCCAAGCCCTTGCCACCGGGAGCGCCTCCAGATACTGGTCCCTGGGAAGGGGGTGGCCCTCCCGCAGGTGCAGCAGCAGCCTCAGGGGGAGGAGAGGAGGGCATTCCTGCAGGAGGACCACCGGAGGGCGGCGCGGCAGGTGCTGCACCGGTAGGTGGAGGGGCGGGTTGTGAACCCATACCGCCTGGATTGAACAATCCACTGGCCATTGTGTGGCCTGGGTCTGGCCCACGAAGAATCCCAAGAAGTTCTGTCATCGAAGTCTGTACGCGATGCATAGACTGCTGAGCAGTCACAAGCTTTCCAGAAACACCCTCTAAATCCTGGGTCAGCCCAGTAATTGGGTTCCCTGGCATAACTGCCATTCCCTGGAAGGCCAACTTCTCTTTGCATCCGAACTCTACAAGCCTATCCCCAAAGTCAATCTCAATAACATCGAGTAGGCCCTCAGAGGGGTTGGCGTCTTCAATGGCAGCACCAATTGTGCTGGTGGAGTACCCTTCGGCCTGCGCCTCTTTGCATAGGTCTTTTAGGGCTGAAAGTTTTACCGCAAAGGTGTCTGCCAAAATGTCCACGTCAGACGCGTGGTTTTCACGAGCCACCCTTAGGTCAAGAAACTTTACCCCTAAACGGTGTCGTTCAGAATCAGAAATACCAGAAGCCTCTGCGGCCTTCTCGAAATCCTTTGCGCCAAAGGCTTCATCTAAGTCTACGTACTCCTGCCCAGGGATATAGTGTCCCCGTGGAAGCACTTTTCTTGAAGCAACCTTAGACATGGTTTCTCCCTTCTTCTGCATAACAATTGACGCGTCAGCCATTGGGAAGGTGATATTCTTCTCATGCCCAGCCTTGAACAAGTGTCCAAACGTGTCGTTGTTTGCGTATTCAACAATCCGCCTAACCTGCTCTAGGTTTAAGCTGCTGGTTTTAACCATCTCAAGGATGCTGTCATTCAGAGGCTTTTGTTCCTGAATGTACGCATGCGCAGCGGTCGCCCCCATTTTTCGCAACTCATGGGGCGTAACCCCTGCGTCTTCTTTTGTGGACAAGTACTGTTCAAATTCGCTCATGACTAACCTCTATCATGCTTATCATCCCCTGACGGGCTAATAATATCAGGTCTTGGGTGTTCTATCATAGACGCCAGAAAACAGTAGGTAATTGCGTGCAAAGTATCATCTGTTGTACCCGGTGTCCTATTAATAATAGTCGTTCTTCGCGCCTCGTTGTACTCTGTAAATACAGATAAGAGGTCGCTTCCAAAGGGTGTTTCAAAATCTTCCCATTTAGGGAAGGCTAATTCGTCCTCACGATTAATTGCGTTAATAACCGCCATCAACGCCTCCGTCCTATTAACCATAAACCTATGGAGGCTTTTGTCGAAGTAGATTCTCTTAGCATTTACGTACTGATACCTCGCAACACGGGCAATCCCAAACTGCCTTATCAGCCGGTCATTACGGTCAAATCCACCCCCGTAGTCAACCCCAGCTATGCGAACTTCGAATCTATCCATCAGCTTGGCAATGTCGTTCATAAGGTTTTCTGGACTGCCGTCTTCACCCTCATACCGTCTACAGTAGATGATAGTAAAGATGCGGCCGATATAACACCCAGCAACAAGTACGGAATAAGTATTCTCTCCTGTACCCCAATCAATCCCTAGATAGACTTTTCGATTACGGCCCTTAACGAATTTAGTCGCGAACTCCAGTGTGTTTGGTCGTTCTTGATTACAGCACTTTATCAGAGATTCCTTGTTGATAGGTTTCTCACCAGAATCGTAACCAACGCCCAAAACCTCATTAAAAAACTGAGCGCGACTGTACCGTTTCCTTTTATCGAGAATATCGTCCCAACGCACCCAAGGAGCAATTAACTGTGGGATTCTGTACCCCTCAAAAGGCGTCGTAACCGGTGGGTGCTTCAGCCATTGGGGTGACCGCATGGACGCCCATTGAGCCCTTGGATGATCCGCATGTATGGCCCTCCCGCATTTTTTACAGATCAACCCCTGGGCACCAATGTTGTCTTCTCCCAGAACATTCCAAGTGTTACAGCCCTCACATGGAACAACCCACTCATTTTGGGTGCTGAATTGGTTCCAATAGTAGCTGATGGTGTTGTCCAAGCTCTTCGGCGTACCGGAGTAGCGAAGAATCTTGAACGGGGAGTGCGACAACGCCTCCTCAATAATTGGGATGATGTCTGTAAGGATGTCCTGAATCTCATCCAACAAAAGCATGTCAGCAGAGATACCGCGCACGCGATCTGCGTGTAAAAAGGCATACCGCATAGTGATGTCTGAGCCTGTCACATACTTCTTGTACAGAACGTTGTTCTTGGTATTCGCTCCCTCTGCAAAAGTTTGTAGTGTGGGGGAGAGTTCTATAGGTGTCTGTATCCTATCCCTTGAGAATGTTTCAGTCTGCTGCTGAGTGGGGCTTACGAACAGCGACCTAAAGTGCCTTCTCAAAGTCGAGTATGTTAGCGTAATATTCCCTAGGGTTGTGCTCTTCTCTACCTGTCGGCCACACTGAAGAAGCAGTCTCTGGGAAGGTGTGTCATAGATAGGGATCAGGTAACGCCTGCCTTTAAACGAAAAATGCTCCAACTCTCCCAAGCTGGGCATATTGAAGAAAGATGATACAAACTCGCTAGGAAAGAGATTATTATCCCTCTCAAAAGCTGCTGATTGTTCATCGAGTAAAGACATGATCAAAGATACCGTAACTAGTTTAGTGGGTTCCTTATCTAGGGCACTTGGAAACGACCTTGTTTCCTATAAAGAAGATGCCGAGAACACATACGTTCTTAAGCTGTGGCCCCCAATATCACAACATAATAAAAAGCTCTTAAAAGAGTTCATTGGTGAATACATACCGAGAGCCAGGGTCTCCATAAATACAAAAAGAGGGCTTGTGAAAATCACTCTGCGTCCTCGTTAATATAGCTATCACACACAAAGTCTGCTCGCACGAACGTGCGGTACTCTGTACACTCCCCATCCCCAGAATGGGCTCTGCCAGCCGAGTAGATGAACTGTTTACAGGTTACGCAGCGTTCATCAGCTTGCGCTAACCGCAGCCTGGGTGGCTGAGTGCTGGCTAGTTTGGCTTGGAGTTGGTCTAGAAGGCGATTTACCTCCAAATAATTTACTGAAGAACCCTTGTTTTGGGGCCTTTTGTTTCGGGTAAACATAACGCATCTTCCCTGTTGTGTTGTCTCTATACTTATAGATAAATTTAGTAGGCTTTTTAAAGGCTGTGTAGAAGTCCTTCTGCTGCTTGAACTTTCGCCCAGCAACTCCGTACATCCATTCGTCTGTGGTTTGGGGGGTCTTCTTACCCATCGCTCGACCAATAAATCCTGGTCTAGCTGCCTTGGGCACAGTACTTCTGTACCGTCGAACATCTACCGCCCGGTTCTCAACGGCACGGTGTTGCTGCCCACCGAGTCTACGGGCACGGGCTTCCGCCTGAAGAATCCGTTGCGGGTTGAAGTGCCCGTCCAACGCGTAAAACGCAGTAGAGTTCTTCAGGTCGAGGCCTTCCGCACCAGCACCGCTTAGGATGATTACTTTCTTCTTGCCTGCTTGGTAGTCCTTCACTCCCTGTTGTCTTGTCAGGGCAGTGACCTTGTTCTCACCAACGGTTGTTCCTTTGCCAACAAACACGGCATGATCGATACCGCGAGCTTTTAGGCCAGCAGATAGGACGTCCACACCACCACGTACCAAGTTGCTGTACAGGACAACCTTGTTGTCGGGCTTCTCTGTGAGATGCTGCGCCGTGTCATCCAGTACCTTTTTAGCCTTTGGTGTCTGCTGAGCGGATTGCGCTGCAGTCACGTCTGATCTTCCGGTGTGCACAGAGTTAGCAACCTGTCGAGCCGCCGCGATCTGGGCGAAGATGAACTTCGCATCCTTGACGGTGATGTTCTTGTCTCTACGCATAAGCATCTCTTTAATCGCTGGATGCTTATCCAGAGCTAGCTGGTATAGATCGTACTGTGCGGGGGACATCTCCACGTCCACATTCCGCACATCCTTCCGGGGCATCGTTTTGCCCTTAAGATCACCCGTCTCAATGTAGTCTATTCTCGGTTGTGTCCGGGCCTTTAGCTCCTCAACCCGCTGGTAGCCGCGAATCTTCTTCTTCCCACCACCAAAACCCTTTGCTGTCCCAACAGTCTTGGTGAACCTTCGTCTGAATTGCTGGGGCGTCATCTCTCGGTTGTTCTCGGAGATGGTCATCAACGAGGCAATTTCAGAAGGGCGGTTGTTGATCAAAGAGGCTGTCAGCCCCATGAAGTTGACCGCGTACCTTCGAGCCTCTACTGCCGCTTTAAACGTTGATGCGGATTCATTTCTAGTCTTGTGGAACTCATCTAAAATCAGAGTGTCAGCCCCGGTTCGCTCCATGAACCCTTTTGGGTCCTTCCGAAACTGGGCGTAGCTTATGATTGTGTAATCAGCGTTGCCCTCGCTACCTGGGCGTACGTAGCCGTCCTTCTTCCGAACTTCAGCAGGCGAGCCAACAATCTGAACGCTGCTAGTGGTGAACTTTCGAACACCGCCATCCGCAAAGTTGGCCCGTAAGCCAGAGGGAACAACTACTAGCGCCTTCTTTGCTTTCCCATCGTGACGTAGCTTCTCAAATCCGTAAATGCTTGTAGCGGTTTTCCCCGTGCCCATCTCGTGGGCGAGAATCATTTTTCCCTTATTTGCGTACAGACGCTCTATCGCTTTTGCTTGGTGCTCATACGGTTTAAACCACTCTTTAAGCGCGGGAATACCCGTACCGTGTTGCACTTCCTGAGCGACCTCGGCGGCGCATTTAAGGAAAAACCTCACTTCTTCTTACCACCGGACAAGGACTTGTTCGCTGCAGAAATCGCTTTGGATAGGACTAGCCCACCGAGCGCCCCTGCTGCTGCACCGCCTACACCACCCGCCATCATCTTCTTGCCGAAGATGCCTGGGTTGAACTTGTACGCCTTGCTGGTTGACTTCGCGGTAAGTTCCTTAATGATGGTATCGCCCGCACGGCTAAGCGCACCAGCCCCAGCCCCGCCCAAGGCAGCGGACATAAGAGCTTTATTCTTCTTACCCTTGCCTTTGCCGCCACCGCTTGTGAGGCCCTTCGCCATAATCAAAGCGGAAGGGATCTTATAGGAGAGCCTGCCCACCCCAAGACCGAGGGCCTTCTTCAAAGAAGTGCCAGAAGCTTTAGCAGGGAGGCGACTAACTCGGCGTCGAATAGCTTTCGAGATTCCACCCTGCTCACCGATGCTCTCAAGCATCCCCTTCTGTACTGTGAAAGTGCTCGTAACCCCTACTAGGAGGGCCAGCCCCTTCTTGCGGTCGCTCTTCTTCTTAGACTTTAAGAGGCTAAGACTCTTTAGGTATAGGGGAGCAGTGACAATTCCGCTCATTGCCCCAATCGCACGGCCAGAGCCCCTACCAGAAATCCCCTTCATGAAGCCCTTCCGTAGGGGTACCTTCTTGGGACCTAGTTTCAACTCGATTGCTTTCTCAATCCCACCTTTTGGAAGATCTCCCAAAACGGACTTAGCAAGAAAAAAGGGAGCGGCTTTGCCTAAGGTTGTCAGATACCCAGGGGCCTCTTGTCGTTTAGCCATGTTTGGATACCTCCTTATCAACCTTAGCGATAAGGCTTTCTGCAAGCACGTCAGATATGCCAACAGTAATATTCTTCAATTCCCCGTACCAGCTATCTACTTCTGGCACGTACTCTGCAATCACAGACTTTTCCGGGAATTTAGACCATGCTTCTTTTATACAGGACTCAAGACAGTCAGGGAACTCGGGGTCAGCCCAAATATGAAACTTTACCCCGCTCTCGTAGATGTAGTACTCCACCCGAACACCTGGAACCTTGGTCTTGGATTCCGTGAAAATCACGGGTTCAATTATAACGTTACTTGGGATCATCAGTACCACCTTCGGTAACGTCGCCAAGCTCTTCTACGCTGGAGATTTCCCGCTTACCTAGTTTAATTGCAATGTCTCTTAGCCCGTCAATTACTTGACTGACTGCGTCACCTGTCCGGTTCATCTCCTCTGTAGCTCTAAAAATGTTCTCTGCCCACAGCTTTGCTGTCATGGCCGTTTCTTTACCGTTGGGCATTTCAGAGGTCTCGAAAAAGCGCATCGATGACTCATGGAATAGGTCACGAATAACGTCCTGCTGAGATAGTTCTAACTTGTAGCCAAGCTTCCATAAAGCAAAAGCCTCACCACGGTTGTAGCAAGACCTGAGCATGCGCCCATTATCATGGCCCCTCAAGTACTCATACCACTGGCTAGTGGACAGGAGCGACCGATTCCAAAAGTAATGCGCGTACATGTTCAGTACGCGCTTTGAAACAACCTGACCGGTAAGACTCTTTATATACTCAGGGATCTGGGCAATTGGTGTATCCGCAGTAAGAAGGGCTTCGAGGACAGGGCGAACTTTTGTATTTCCAAGTATGTCCCTAGCTTGCACTGCGTACTTGTCTTCTTTAGCCAAAGACATGATGCGCTGCCTACGGACCCACTTTCGTGTGTCCGAAAAGTCCATGCGAAATGGGCTCGGCTTTGTCCGCTCTAGCTGGTTCCGTATTTCCAACAAATAATCAGAATCCGGTTCCTGCATTTCATATAGAACAGCCGCTTCGCATACCTGCTCTATGGACAAATCCGAGAACACCAGCATGTATCTAAGCCAATACTCGTTCGGATGCTTCATAATAATTACATAGTATTAGACCTGATCTGCAGCTTCTTAAGCCCAGTAATCGCACGCTCCATGCCAGAAAGGGATGACGCTACCGCAGGCTCAGGAATATCTGACAAACCAAGTCGAACGCCAACAAGTAGCTCAGCCAGCTTAGAGGCAGATTCCTCAAAAACAGGTAGAGCATCCAAGTATCCTTGGACGTTTTCTGGCGTAATAAAGTTAAGTGATAATACGGAGTCAACTGTCTCCGAGTTGTTTAGAACCGCAGCCTCCTTGACCAAATCCATCCTAATCACCGACGCAATTTGCGCGGCTTCGTCATTCGAGCCCAACTCAATCGTTGGCGCTAGAATCCTACGACTAGCGACGAAAACCTCTTCTCCCTTATCAGCCGCATGAGCTAACTTAGTCATAGCTCCTTCTGAAGAATCTCCGAGAACACCCAGTACCAGAAGCGCCTCATCCAACTTCAAGAAGGCCCTCTTCTCTAGATCTTTTACCGGGGCTCCCTCAAAGCTAAATTCTGTCCCATCGCTAATGATTTTAACTTTATTGATATAGTCGGTTCTGGCCGAAATCTTCTCAATCTGCGTGGTGTCTGACCGGTAGCTCCCGTTAAAGGTCATAGGCACAAACACACTGTCTTCGGGAATTAGGAAATCACGCCCACCAAGGCCGACAGGAATCCGCACCGACGCCAGCTTGAGCGTTCCCCGTCCCTGTAGGGGGGTTTCGTAGATGTACGAAGTCTCCCCGTTCGCATCCGTCACCGCGTGGTTTACGGTCAATGGTTCCGAAACCTTACCTGCCGTCTTAAACACAAAGACTCCCTCCCCTATTGGGGCCGAGCCTTCGAGAGCGTTTAGGTCAAGATCCCCACAACGAACACCAGCTACCTTAGCCTGAAAAGCGGCTCCGCTAGACCCAACAACCAGACGAAGGTCGGATTCCCGCCCGTCCAGGGTGAGAACATCGGTGATCACTGCGGCTCGTCGCGCACTGCCGTACTTATCTAGGACAGAGAACACACCGGTTTCATCAATAACCTCTAGATCTTTGGTCACCTCGATTTTAGGTAGCGCTTCAGTATTATCAGCTAATAATACGGATCCTGTCTTCACCACACTATTTCGAACCTCCCTGGGAAGGGTCGCCGCGTCCTTGTTGCGGAGCTTGTGTGTAGAAACCTCAAACCCGTTAGAGCTTGCGGTTTTAATCAGGTAGCCGCCGCCAACTTTACAGACAACCGCTGCCTCAAAATCAGAGGTTGTGGGCGCACTCTCAACGGGCTGGTTTTCTACGGAGTGTGCCAACTTGGACAACACTGATGAAAACGCGGGATTTAGATCAGCCGCATCAACAAGACGCTCACTAGCCGCAATCTTGTTGAAGAACTTCTCAACCACCTCTTTGCCCAATGACACACCAGCAAATGCAGAAGCCTGCTTAACTGACTGGTTTGGGGAAAGGGGACCACCACCACTCATACCCTCGGGCTCAGCGGGGTTAACGTTCTGGTTAGCCGACGCCCCTAGTGCTTTGGGAACAGGAGCGATGGAGTACGGACCCGCATCAAACATCGCCGCTGCAACGCGCATCTCGTTTAGGGGCAAGAACCTACCATCGGGAGTGATGAAAACGTCGTAGGAGTACGCCTTCTTATTCTCCACAATGATCGGGATACGAACACTATTGTTCGGATCTGGCTCTGGTTGACCCTGACTAATCATCTGTCCCATCTGCTGTGTTCCCTCTGGGGGTGGAACATCGCTGGGCTGGCTGACGAGGAATACACCATACATGTATCCTTGGCTCTCATCCTGCCCTTGGACAGAGATGTTCACCTGATACTTACCCAGGTAGGGGTGCTGCTTGTACAGATGAGCGATCAACTCACTGGGGTAAGTGGACGGGTTATCCCCGAGAAGGAACTTGGCAGCTACCTTCTCGAAGTGTGGTCCTTTTAATTTTCTGGTAAGTTCCATGTTATATACTCCTACGACCTGTGCGATGAGCGTCGGCTTGGTCTAATAATACATTGTTAGTATCAAGTGTTGAAGGCATTAGCTACTCTAGCTCCAAGGGGTTGTGGGTACTGGACCACCGGGAGTGGTCACAGAAACCAACCCCGTCGCAGCCCATGTAAGTAGTTTCGGGTGTATTTCAGCTATTATCGGTGCGTGAGAATCACTAGCAGGGCTAGTTATCACAGTAATCACCGGTGGGGCGGGGGGAGGCGTGATGGGGATAAGCTGCCCAGCGATGCCCGGTGCAGCGTTTACTGGTATAGAGGCCAGCGCCCCAAAAGCTTGAAACCCGTTCTGCAGGGCAGTAGCGAGCGTCGCCCCGGCTGGGTCGGGGGCAACAGTGGCCCCGAACGCTGCTGCGAAAGCCGCCTTACCGGCCTCTAGCCCAACCGGTGTCCACGTCGGGTTCAAGCCGTTCTCAAAAAAGGCTTCGCCCACAACCGCCCACTCTTGTCCTGCGTGAGTACTTTCATCGCCTTCATTCATGGCGGAAACTACGCCTTCCAGGGCGTCGGTCATTGCTGATAGGGCTGCTGCTAATGGCATTTTACTTTTTAGCCTTTACTGTCTTAGACGCTACATCATCTTCAAACGTAACTGTCGCGCTAGGGAGGACGGGTCCGCTAGGACCAGCCGGGGTAGCGCATGAGAACTTGCTCTCTAGCCAAGTCTTTAAATCCTGCCAACGAACCACCCCTTGTAGTTCGTCACTGTTGGTTCCCAACTGAATATTTGCCTCTCCCTGAATAAGGACATCGCCCTTAACCTGGAAATCCATCTCTTCCAGCACCTTGAATAATACTGATTTTACTTGAGCTTCAAACTCATTAGTGTCTAATAATTCAAGGATACTCTGCTTATTTTCCTTGGTATCTTCGCTCCCACCGTCACCACCGTAAACAACCTTGATACCTTTATTAACACGCGCATATAGTGTCTGGTCTATCTCAGCGTGTATATGCCCCTTTGTGAAAACAAGTGCATCCCCTTCTCGATTTAGTTGGAAGGCGTAGCAAACGGAATCCTTGGTCTCGGTGTTCGTATCCTTCTCGGGGTCATGGTTGTAGATGGTAAGGCTGAGGATGCCCTTGGACTCTTTTCTAATACCTTTAGCTTTGTGGCTACCCGTTAACCGTACTGGCTGATCAACTCGATCCTTGGTGGCTTTGTGCCCCAAATAACCAAACTCATGTTCAGCATCCTCCTCGGTATCTAAGACCTCTGGAGTTAAACGACCAATACGAAGCTCTACAGTGTACTTGCCTTCCTTAACGTCCTCTTGGCACAAATCTTTTATGTTGTACCGAACCATCACCGGCGTCTCTGCTGCCGCGCTCAGAGCCTTGCTCTTATCGGCCTCCTCCAACAAATCAGAAGACAAGTAGCCTAGAACCTCTGTGGGCGTTTCGCCCTCAACTAGTTGTGCGTGGCCCCATTCAATCTCTCCAACGGGGCTGTAGGCTTGGTATCTCTGGAAGTAGTCGCGTACTAAATTCTCGATGGGCAGGTAGACGCGCTGCGCTAACCCAGTAGCGCCGATTTGTACCATCCCACCACGCCGAACAATGACATGATTACCGTCAATAGCACCCATGTAAATGTCGCCGGGTTCTAGGTTCTCCCGCATTGCCCGGAAGTTCGGCCCAGCATCAGCGGACTCTTCAATCAATTCTGCGCTTGGGCCGTCCAACTCAGCCATGTGCTCCGGGACAACGGCTGGCTGTGCGTTTATGATGAACGAGAGGATAAAGGACGTCCCATCGGCACACTCACACACATAACAGTGTGAGTTCACTTCCGGCATCCAGTACAACCCACCAACATGATCTTGATGACAATACCCAGCAGCAAAAGGAACATCCACCAATGCCTTATGCGTGTAAATCGTCATCAAGTCACAAGTAAACTCTTGCACGTTCACACTCTGTACCAGAGCTAGGTGCACCTTCGCGGGCCTGTCAGCAAACCCAGGAGTTTGCCCCATACCATCTTGAAATTCAGACATTAATAAGGGCCTCCGCTATCTTTAGGCTTACCGAATTCAGCGGAATAAGCGATGCCTGGGGCGGGGTGTGTTCCGTGAAGATCAGACTCCCATCCCTCATTCGCAGCCCTAATAAAGGTTTCTTTAAGTTTTCGGTACTGAAGCCTAGCGATCCAGTCTGTACTCTGATCCAGAGGAAGTGTCTCGATACCACGGAGCATCGGCTGCACTCTGATCGGGGCTTTCATTTTGCCAGAACGATTGAGGGCAGCAGCGTGTGATAAAGAGATGTAGTCATTCTTGATAAACGAGGAGTCTCCAGGGTCAGTGACCCGCCCGAGGTTGGTTACCGCCTTGGTGACCACCTCAATGTTCCTTCGTTTAATCCCTTCGCTCTTATACACCTTGTTGATCTCGTCAGCGATGTACGCCTGGACTGTGTCTACGTTGGTCTTTGCCAATAGGTCTCGGGGCTCAATTACACCACTTGAAATCTGCTGGCCCTTCCTAACCTTGTCCCCAACACCGATACTGATCGTTCGCCCAGCCGGAACATAGATGTCCTCGTTACCAATAGAGATATCAAAACCACCGACAGGGCTCTTAGTCACCTTGCTTACCTCAGCGGTAGCTGGAGAAAGTACTGCTGCGTTAGGTAGCGTTGCGGGCATCTTCAGAAGTTGGCTAATCCGGTCAATGCCACCAACGACACCCGCAGAAGACCCGGCCACACCGCCCGTATGGAATGTCTTCATAGACAACTGTGTGCCGCGTTCCCCCAATGCGGTTCCGGCAATAAGCCCGATATTGGTCCCCACCTCAACAGGCCTTCCACCATCCATGAGCCCATAGCAGTGAGAACACAGCCCCTTCTTGGACTCACATTTCATAGGCGATCTAGCCACAACTTTAGAGACCTTTGAGGCCTTTAGCTTAGAAAGCAGCGCAGGGGTTATGGCCGTACCTGCGGGGACCGTGGATCCCCCAGCCTTAAAGGCTTTAGCAGTAAACCGATCAACTAAATCTGAGTCGCCAATATCTAGGGCAATCCCCCGCTTCGTACCACAATTATTCTGTGTAACTACGTAGCTAATAGCCGTGTTGGCTATTTGTTTATTCAGTGCCCCCGGAACAGATACAGACTGTACCTTCTCAATGAGGCCCTTACGCGCACCAGATGAAGCGACCCAGTAATCAGAAGAACGCAGACCTTCGGAATATGACCTGTCTACAGGCACAGGAATAACCCGACCGCTCGCATTCTCTAGAAGCATGGGTCCGATAAGCATCTGCTGTAGCTGCGACCAAGCGGGTTTGACTCCTGCGTTGTTCATAGCTCTGAGTTTGTTTCCATCTTTGTCTAGAATCTTCTTAGCTTCTGACGACAGGTCTTCTGTCACCTTGGTATACAGGTCGATAATTTGAGCTTCGGCGGCGCTAGGAGAGATGAGCTTCATCTTCTCCTTTTTCCTGATGGCTGTTTCCTTAGCCCGCGCAACTTTCATCCTGCTATTGCGAAGCTCTGTGAGAGTGTTGAAGTCATCCAAATCAAACGAGAACCCGGTGTCGTACGCATGACCAAAGCCAAGATTCTTTATCTTGTCTGCTGTGGCTTGGAACTCTGCGGGGCTTTTCACAGCTACTTGGCGCAAGATGTTTTGGAGGACACCCTTCCCCATAATCAGCTTAGGGTCTGTGAGGATTTCTTCAGATTGAACCTTTTTCGGCAAGGCATTATTGAATAATATTCTTCCCGCCGTTGTTCGTAATCCCCCAACAGACACAACATCAGTAGCTAGAATATCTCCAGCCTCTGCGGCGGCTAATGCTTCTTTAGCATCGGCAAACTTAGTTCTCGTCTTCTTCCCCATTTGGGTAAGCAGGTAGAGCCCTAACTGGCCCTCTAGGCTCGGCTGGTACATCACCCTCCCAGTAGCAGGGTTGAACAGGTTCTTTGAGGGCAGCATTTTATGCGCCTCATCGACGGCCTCTTGGGATACGGGCACAAAGATGGCCATTGTGTCCCCGTCAAAGTCAGCATTGAACCCACCGGTCACCAGAGGGTGGATGTGGATGGACTTCTCATCGTGAAGTTTTGGCTTAAAGGCCATGATCCCAAACTTATGTAGAACTGGGTCACGCTTAAAAAGTACCGGGCGCTTGTTAACAGCAACCTCAAGGGCTCTATTCGCCAAAGAACTATTCTTCTCGATTTCTTCCCTAGCCTTGAGGGGCGTATACCCCATGTTTACAAGCTCCTTCACCACAAAGGGCCTGTAGATCTTCATAGCCCCCTTCCTCGGAAGACCTAACTCGTCGAGGTGCAGATCCATATCGGGAACAATGACCGACCGCATGGAGATGTCCTGCTTACGATCCAGAATTCGTTTGTGGAAAAAGCTCTGCTTTGGCGATTGACGGCCAGAGAGAATGGTGAGTATTCCGGGGGGTCTTGCTTGACCATCCATAGTCATGGCCCCCTCTGTAGGGGTAGACACGCCCATCAAAGCATCCACAGCATTGTATAGGTCGCCCCGGAGCTTCGCGGTTGCGGACTCGGGCAAAACCCCATCGGCCTCCTTTAGCTTTTGGTTGAGCATGGCGATATCGCGGTACAACATGTTTGTACCATCGATGTTTAGATCCCCGCCCTCCATAGCGGTAATGGGCCTAAAGATAGGGGGCAGGACTGGCACATTGCTTATTCCGTACGCCTTGTCAGCGGAAAGGCCCTCCTTCTTGAGCATCAGCAGGTACTTAATCTTCTTGTTCAGCTTATCTAGCTCACCCCGTCTAGCGGTCTTTATCTGTTCCTTAGCCGAGGCAAGCTCTTCATCCACATTTAGTGCAGCTAGGGCAGCAATGATTCCTTGAGGACCGACTATGTCTTTATGCGTTCCCGCAATAGCACTGTCGTACTCTTTCCCAGTCAGTCCCAGCAAAGACCGAACACCCTTTTCAAACATGGGGTTCGGCATAGAGGTTCCAAGAGCGATGTGCCCCCAATGATTACCGCCTGGGCCACCGGTCACGTCCTCATCAAATAGACCGCCCTTTTCTGGCTTTAGATCCTTGCCGCGAATTACGCGACTACCATCGGTAATCTCACCGTTAGAGGTCTCAAGAATTTGTTTATCCGTGAGAGGTGAGACAACAAGACCATTCCCCTCCTTCTCCACGTTAAGACCAAGAGCCCCCATGTACGCCAAGAATTTTTCATATGCGAACGATGGTTTTGGGTTGGGGAGGATCTGGCCTGTTTGGACTGCTGTCCAAATCTCATCCTGTTGCTTATCGCTTTTGTAGGTCAGTGCGTCCCGAATATTGGCTGTAGCTCCGTGGGCAAGCATGGCGTAAAGACCTAGTTCGCCAAACCGCTGTGCGCCTCCGGTTTCCCCACCGCCCTTGGGAACCAAGTTTGCGTCGTAGTCGTGTCCGTAACCATGTGCCCTAGCACGGAGCTTCTTATCAATCTGATGTAGCAGCTTAAGCGTGTACTGCTTACCTACCAGTACTTGCCCCAGACTCTTCCCTGTGACCGGATCGAACAACTCCGTGGTTTCAGAGACGCCCTCTGCGGCAAGAACCTTCTTTACCTGCTCTTGGTAGCCGACTTCACGGTCGTGGGCCTTAATCGTTATTTGCTTAGGGCCTTCTTTTGTCTGGATAGTGCGGGTGTGCTCCTTAACCCGGACAATCTTTTTCCCTCCGCTAGCCTGAAAGTTATCGACTGCGTAAGGCTCGCCCCGCTTGTCAGCAACCTTAGCCAAACTGGTCTCTAGGACCTGCCCTAGATTGATTCGGCCCGGAACACCAGAAGGATTCAGAATCAACTGGAGTGGGTTCCCTTCCGCATCTCTGGGCATCTCCTCATCAGGTATTACGGCAGTAATAACACCTTTATTGCCATGCCTACCTGTGAGTTTATCTCCTACGTCTGCGGGTTCTTCGGTCTTTACGTAGACCATTATCTCTCGACCATTACGAACAACATCCGTAACGACTCCGGCGTAAGGCTTCTCCCAGGTGACAGAGCGGTCCTTGAAGGGGCGTACCAGGGATTTATGGATTCCCTTCAACATCGCCTGCTCTTTTGAGGGCTCTGTCTTTTGGAGAACCGTCATCAAAGTGTCGCCTGGGTCAACCCGCTGGCCCTTCTTAATGACACCATCCTCATCCAGCTTGGCAGCGTTATCGTCCGTTACTGAGCCTGGGAAATTTGCCCGGAACTTGCGTAGCCCAACCTGCATATTTTTTTCAACGTACGCCCTATTTTTGTGCAGATGCTCGCTAGTCAGCTTCTTTGACGCCGTTTCAGAGATGACGATGCCGTCCTCAAACACCAAACCTTTGTAGGGGATGTAGCCAACCCTAAGGTTCGTGCCCATCGACAGCGTCCCGTCTTTTGTGAAGTTGGTGTCCGCGAGTGTCTGGCCAGCTTTGACGGTGTCCCCCTTCTTAACCAAGGGGGTGCTGCTGACAAAGGCCTTCTTGTCGTTCAGGGGAAAGTTGTCGTAGAGGGGCATCTCTACCTTGCTACCGTCCTTCGCCTGTAGAACGATTTTGGTGGCCCCAACAGACAGAACAGTCCCAGAGATTGGGCTGTTGTGACTAGTGAAGGAACCTACAATGTTTTCCCACGTTTTAAACCGTTTGCTCGGGTTGCCGGAGACTACCTGCACAAGTGGTTGTTCTCGATCTTTTAGGGCTACCGCCTGTTCCATGTGACGGGTAGCCATACCAGCACGGTTAGCCTGATCCGTAGGGAGGAACGGGATCAGATTTGCTGTGATGGAGAACATGCCTTTAGGGGACCGAAGGATGTAATCGACCTCATTAGGCGCAACCTTCTCTGGATCCCCACCGTCTTTTCGGACAACCGTTACTAAGCTGTCAACGGCCTTAGGCTTCTTTCCAGAAAAGTCGTACTGGTCCGGGAAAGCGATGGCGGCATTAGCTAGGTCTGCTGGGCTTTTATCCACGTACGCCCCAGACTTGGTGTCGTACACAGTGATTAACGGCGTCGTCCCATCCTTCTTAACACCCAAAGCAAGATGCCCGCTGATACCAGAACGCTTGCCCTCTGGTGTGTGCACCGGATCGATAAACCCTAGGAAGCTAGAGTCAATAAGCTTTGCATCATCTGAAACAGCCTGCTCATTAGAAATACCACCCTGCCCCATAATGGTCGTTCGTAGGAACCCACCAATCATATCTACCGGGTTAACTTGGCTTGTTTGCTGGGACAGCGACGTTGACGTAAAGAAGGTTTTGATAGGGATGTTGAAGACATCCGGTGTAACGATGGCGCGAACGCTATCCTTCCTATCGATATTGTTCCCTAGCTTATACTGGATTCTTCTAGCTGAATTACCAATCCGCTCGGGAATGTGGTTGTCAATGGACCAAAGCTCCTTAAACCGAAGGGAGTCCCGATTATCAACCTCAGCCTCCCCCCTATTAATGGCTAATAACTTTCTAGAAGAGGCTAGCAGCGCACCACCGGAGACTTTATCGAAGCCTTCACCCAGGGTAATCGCTGTTGTATCTTTGAGTAACGCTGTTTTGTCGTACGCTTCTTTGACGATTGCCGCAGCCTCAGTATCGTTTGCTGGGGCGGCACCGCGTACAAGAGCCTTGGCGAGCTTAACGACCTCCCCCCGCTTTTTATCAGAGACGCTCCGTGCGTATAGCTCAGCCCCCCAAGCAGCACGGATGTCCTCATCCGGAATTCCCAAAGCTTGTAGAACGGGCAGTAGTTGAACGTTTGACGTTCCATACCCCATTAAGAATCTTCGTCTTGCGGGGTCGAATCCCAAACGGAAACCCCGCCCAGCCGCTAGGTTGAACTGGCTCTCAAGCTCTCCGTTGGCTTTACGTCTGGCGTACACCCCGGATTTTAGCCGCCACTGGTTGTCTACCTGATACTCCGTACCATCGACAATGTAGCTATATCTTCTTGTGATTTTCGGGACAGCGGCAACTTTAACCTTAGCCACCTTATCTATGACTTTGCCGGTCTCGTTATCGACTAACTCAAAGTCACCATAGACTCCCTGAGCCCATGTTCGTCCACGTAATCTAGCTTTTTTCTGCGAAGGAATATCATCTAAATCAGTATCGCCCGTGGTGTAGATATTACGAGCTACTAATGTTTGCTTCTTGCCTACTAGTGGAAAAAAACTATTTATTTTTTCTACGGTCCCGTCTTCGAGAGCTTTCATAACTCTCTGGGGATCTAGAACGTTTGCCATTGGGTGCCTCCGCGCTAACTACGCTCCCGTTTTAGGTATAAGAACTATGGAGCAATGTAGCTCCCAACCAAATAAGAGGAGTATACCAGCGTGTATCTTTCTAACAATCATGGAACAATAGTCAAAGAGGTGCTTTATGTGGTGTCTTAACACATGCGAACTATTCGCGTCAGCCGTAGAATCATCGCTGATGATCGTCGGATAGCGATGTCTACTCGCGCCCCCAAACCTATTGCTTGTGACGTTGCCGGAATCTGGTGCTACGAACCCAAGAATTGCGGGGCGTGTGCTCATTTCATTGAGAACACTGGTTGCGTTAGATGGGTTTGCTCTGCATGTGTCGTTAAAGCTGATAAGGCCTCCCCGTACTATCAACGGGGCGTTTGCGACAGATGCGATAACCCCTCGGCAATACTAATTCTTGTCCATTAAACCTGCGCTCTATCTGGGTCTGCGCGTGAAGGTAGTTTCTCCGGTAGGGGATTCATGGACTTCACGCCAGCCCCAGATAGGGCATTATTCACCAACATGTAGAGATCAGGGTTGCTTGCACGGATTTGGGACATGGCCCGATACCTGTCCACCTCATTCATCTTTTTTAGCTCTGAGGTGAGTTGCTTGGCCTGTGCAAACATATCTACCATGCCGCCGTTTTGTTGGGCCTGAACCGGACTCTGCTCCACCCCTTGGACAGGCCCGCCTTCTTGTTGCGGCGGCTGTTGTTGCTGTTGCTCCATTCCGGGAGGCGGTGCCCCCTGTTGTTGAGCGGCGGCTGGATCACCGCCGCCTTGCTGTGGCGGAGCGCCTCCTTGTTGCGGAGCACCACCGCCCTGTTGAGCGGCTGCTTGTTGCTGGGCCATTTCCGGGAATGCCTGTTGCAACTCCTGCTGAGACTCTGCCTGTAGGAATTGAGCCTGTCCCTGATACCGAGTATTGATGAGCATTGCTTCGCCCTGAGCGCTCGCCTGTGCGATCATTTGCTCACGCTGCTGCTTATTCATCTTCGTCAGTTCAGTGCTGATAAGTTCCTGCTCGCTCTCAAAGTTAAAGTCTCGGGACTCCAAGAAGGTTCTGCGACTAATCATGTTTGAGCCAGCAAGCTGCATATCAAACTGTGCTCGCTGGATGTCGTCAGCCATCTTGAATGGCTTGAACTTCAGTTTGATTTTAGGAAGATCCAAGAAAGCGCACACACGATCACGGATAAACTCAACGAGACGAAGCATATCCTGCCGATTTCCCAAAAACTCATTCTCTAGCGCCCTAAGATTCACTGAGGCCCCTGAGTACTGCTGCTCTCCGTAAAAGAACCCAGTGGGAACACCCATTCCAGCGATTATTTGATCATTATAAATTCGGAGTTCTTGGTGGAGGAGTAGTGACCGCCCTTGCCCGCCAATCATCTGGTAGCCAACGGGGACAGGCATCACCGGGATATGGTTGTTGTCCTGCCGCCACTTCTTAATCTGACTAGAGACCTCTTCCTGCCAATCCTGAAGATTGATGTGTGCGTAAGGGTTGTTCCCGTCTGTAGTTACCTGTGGAAACATGACCCGCATGGGGACGATGTGCTCCATGGCGACAGCTTCCTGAGCTTTCCTCAAGACCTGTAGAAAGAAAATATCCTTAAGCACTGGGAGGATGAGTGGAGCACCCCAGCCACTATCGGAGGGGGCTCTTGAGATTGATGCACGTTTCGCGTGAAACAGTTTAGAGCTTTCGAGAAGGATGCTCTTCTTCTTCCGCATTGCCTCGATAAAAGCCTGCGGCACCGTTTCGATGATTGAGGGTTTACCGAGGGTGATATCGTTTTTGATATAGCGAGGAACCTCGTAGTAATACTCGCTTTTCCCGGTAATTTCGTTGTAGTTGATTTTGATGTTCTTCGGATTCCAACGAATAAGCCGAATCTGTAGGCCAGCCTTTACTGGCTCATCCTTTACACCAGCAATCCCTTCGTGCCCGCACGAGTCGCAAGTGATGTGGAATTGATAGCTCTTCCACTTGTACTTGATCTTCCTTGCCTCGTAGTCTGCCTTGCACTCCTTACAAGTAAGAACCTTTGTAAAGGGGAAGGATACGGAGACAAAAGCATTGCCGTACGTGTACCTATCTAGATTCGTTTCTACGAGGAACTGCCGCAGCAAAAACTGCTTTTCGAAGATCTCTTTGTATCGCTCTGTGACGCCTTCGTTATCGTCCTCATAGATAAGGTCGGTAATGGCGTAAGTTGCGAGCTTCTGCGTAATGCTGCTGACCAGGGGATTAGTAAGCTGGTAGTACAAGCACCAGTCAAAAGTATCTTTGATCGTTTTGGGTAGATAGTTTTGTGCAACGTCAAAAAAGGGACTCGGGTAGAACTTTTCTGGTCTGCCCACCGTGGATGCGCGGGCTCTACCGCCTGAAACGTAACGACCAATATTACTAGACATAATAATCCCCTACGGAAGAAGCCGTTTTAACTGAATAAGAAGCATTCTGGAAGAACTCTCCAAGAAGTCTTGCACAGTAATGCACTTCATAATTTGTACGTCATCCTCGTTCACACCATCAAACGTGGGGACATATTTCCGGTCCAAAGCCGCCTTTACTCGCAACTGCTGCTCCCGAGAAACAAACTTAAGTAGGTGTTCGTTGCACGGACCCAGCGGACCCGGCCCGTAGGCCAAGCCGTAATCCATCATGCACGCGGCGGTGTACTTGTACACCTCATCCGAAATCTTTGTGCCCTCTTTTACTTGGCTTAGCACATCTAATGCAAAGGCCGCTCTGTGTGGAGAGGGCTTCTGTATCAAGTCGAACTTGGGTGGTGTCCCTAAAAGCCCAGAGCAAACAAGATCGAATACTTCCCAACGCTCGTAGGGCTGGTCCGTTGTGTGGCAAGTCCGGATAGCCTGGATTTTATTTCTGTTTACTTCAGAAACGGTTGTTCCCCATGTACGGGAAATCTCAAGCCAACAAGTTTCCGGTTCCCAACCAAGGTACTCAGGACCAAACTCCTTAACCAAGAGAAGGTTCAGTACAAGTGGGTGCGCAGACTTATTCGTGAACGCGTGTTTGGGGGAGCCCAAACCACTATTAGCCTTAATGGGCTTCATCAATCATCCGAGCGATTGCTTGCTTGTGGGTAGTCGGTAGGCTGGACAACACCGTGGCTGGGTCAGCCTGGAATTGCTCCTTGAAGTCCTCACCAAAAGCATCTTCTAGTTGTGAGGCTCCGCCACCTGTAACCCAAGAAGCGATCCTGTCGGATGTATATTCGTTTCCACCAATCTCTACCGGGCGCTCTACGTTTGCGGCCTTCTCAATAGTAGAGCCAAATACGGATGCGTACGGATCCAATATTACGTTGTTATAATGGTGGGTAATCTTGTACTTCTCATCAAACTCTGTGAGGGCTTCGGCCAAAGGCTCCCCAACAAACCCAGCGGACGCCTTTTTCTGAAGCTCTTCTAATTCGATGATGGCGTCGGCCTCCATAAGAACGAGTCTTCTTGTATCGAGAGCAAGATTGAAGTCACTTCCGATATCATCAGCAGCATAATTAGCCAGCTTTTCGGAGAACTCTGCGCCTGCCTCTTTAACCTGAAGAGCCAAGCGACGTTTTCCTCTTGGGGAGAGGCCGCTGAATGCATCCTCAACCAACTCCATGTTGTCCTCGTCTGAGCCGGTAAACCCAAACAGGGTCTCAAGAGACATATCCTCGCCCTCACCACTGTAACCAACCTCAATTGCGGCAGTCTTAGTGAGTTCTTCAGGGGGCGTAAAGCCAAAAGAGACTAGGGCCTCATTCAGCTTCTTCGCAGCTTCCTTGCGGAGGTCTCCAGGCAGAGAATCCCCGTACTCAGCGAAGTAAATCGCTGATGCAACGGTGTTCCCAGCGTCACACACAGGATAACGGTATTCCGTACCATGCTCAGTTTCAGCAACTAGAGCGTAATCTTCAGCATGCTTAATCGTTGCTTCCGACAAGTTTGCGGCAACTTTAATAATTGCAGGAACGCCCTTGTCAGAAAGCTCCCTTCGAAGGAAGCGTCCTTCATCGTCATACTGGTCGTAAACATTTGAAAAGCTTGGCATTTCTATCTCCACAATGGTTGAGCCCTTTTTGGTATAAGCACTTTGTTAGCTACCTTACCTACACCCTAACTCGGAGGTTAGTGATCATGTCAAATGATAAACCGTATACCATTAATGTAGAAGTGCCAACTGATTCTATAACAACAGATGAACCCAGAGAAGTTCCTGAAATTTTAGTAACTGGTTTGATGGACTTATTCAATAGGATCTCCCGCAGTCTCCGCAAACCACCCTCTCAAGATACCACAGGGACTGCGCTTGAAACCGGTGGAACCATCATAGATATCGACTTTGACGAAGTATCTGCTTGTGACAAAGAAGATTCTGTCATATATCATGATAGCGATCAAGACAACTAGCAGAGGACTCTATGAAAACAAAATCTCGTTTCGGCACGGTTTTGTCAACCATGCGAACCAGCCGCAGACTGTCCTCTCGTAAATTTGCAGAATTGTGTGGATTAAATAGAGAGACGTACCGTCAGTACGAAACGGGCAAAGTTTTACCGCCAAACCAGAGTTTGGAGAAGATTCTTAAGGCACTCGACCTTGACCCCAGTAAAGACGAAGAGGCTAAACGGCTGATAGCGGCTCTATACGAAGAACGAAGTAAAAGAGAGCCCGCAGCTAAACGAGCTTTTGGTGCCGCCGCTAACGCGGAACTTCGGAAATATATTAAAAAGGACTCCATCTCAGAAGACAAGACCGCCCGAATAGTGGACTTGTTCTTTGAGCACCTCCCAACAGAACGAACGGAGAGTATGGAACATTTTATCTCGGGGGCAATAACCCGGATATTGGAGAAGTAACTTGAAACCCTACCTACCAGAAAGTGACCAGGGTGCGTCGCTTGAAGGTCTAGTTTGTTGTTCTGCTTCCGTTTGGGTTCCCTCTGAGCGGTTGACCAACAAGCAAGCCTTCATACGAGCAGCCACGATCAATGTGGTAAACGACCGGACTGGGGATGTAACCTCAGTACCGCTAGCCGCAGAAGTAGGGGATTACGTTGTAATAGCTAGACACTTTTTCACTAAAGAGGTCTGGTTAGAGAAGGTAGAGTCTTGGGAACAAGTCTCTCTTTCCTACGAATCTTTTGACTTCGGTGACAAGATCACACCTAGAGACGCTGACCAGCTTGCTGCTTGGGAAGCCTTCTCTGAAAGAAATCACGGCGTCTTGAACCTAGCCTGCGGAAAAGGCAAAACCGTCCTAGCACTAAAAAAGATTGCTCAGCGCGGACATCCCGCCGTCGTTGTGGTGAACAACAGTGGCCTTATGGATCAATGGAAAGAGCGTGCATTAGAGTTTTTGGACATCTCAGAAGATGACATCGGTATCGTGCAAGGCCCAAAGGCTGAGTGGGATAAACCTCTTGTCATCGCCATGATTCACACCCTCGCAAAACGAGCAGACTCTATCCCCTTGGATATCCGAACCCGTTTTGGAACTGTTGTGTTTGATGAAGTACACCACCTCTCGGCCACAACCTTTAGCCAGACAGCCCCATTATTTTTCGGTAATAGGTTCGGCTTAACCGCTACACCTTGCCGGGAAGATGGCTTAGAAGATGTGTACTACTCTCATGTAGGGCGCATTTTCTATAGTGATTTAGCTGGTGACATAGAGGCGGAGATATACTTCAAGAAGGTGTCCACCCCAATGCCAAAAGACACCTCGGTGATTAAAGACATCACCGGAGAGTTCTCGGCGGGGAAGATGTACAAATACTTTGCGGAGCACGACGCCCGCAACGTCGCCCTTTTAAAGACGGTCGAGTCCGCGTTGGACAGTGGAAGAAAAGTCCTTGTCCTCACGCACAGTAAGGATCATCCAGCCATCATGGTTGAGAAGTTTCTGGACAGCCCGTGTAAGGAAAGGTATACAGCAGGGGCGGTTTCAGGGGATACCCCCGGAGACCTCCGAACGAAAATAATTGAAGATAACAACGTGACTTTCGCCACTTTTGGGGTTGCCCGTGAGGGGCTGGATGTCGCAGCACTGGACACGCTTATTTTTGCTAGTCCATTTAAGGCTTGGGGGGCGTTTCAACAAGGGAAGGGGAGAATTGAACGCCGCCACAAAGACAAGAAACCCCCAGTGGTTATCGTTTTAGACGACTATAACTTTGGCCCAGCCAGGGCAATGTGTAAACACCTAAGGAAGAGTATTAGAGCCAATGGATTTAGACACAGTGACATCGGAAGAGAAGATTGAGAACTTACTGTTCGAACAACGCTCTTGCACCTCATGTGGTCTCCACAGAAACCGCAAAGTTCTTCTTTGTGGAAAAGGCAGTCCTAGTACCCACCTTGTAGCTGTAATTGATCGCGTCGGCCCAAGGGCCGCTGTGACAGGCGATATTCTCTCAAGCGGTGAAGGCCGGTTCCTGAACACTCTGTTCAAGAGAGCCGGAATGAGTCCAGCGGCTATTTGGGTTACCCCAGTAGTATCTTGCCCGACAGGGGGGCTTAGGCCACAACCACGTCGAATAGAGATGCTTCCGGCACCGAAAAAGTCAGAAGTAGAAGCATGTAATACACGGCTCCACCAAGAGATTCATCTAATTGAGCCTTGCCTTATATTTGCCTTCGGCTCCGCTTCAGTGAACGCGCTTGTTCCAAACGTAAAGGTTCAAGAAGTACAAGGGCGGGTAGTAGAGGCCTTCATTCAGGGAGACCTAATTAAATACCCAGTGCCTACTATGGCACTCCCATCTGTCAACCAACTGTATAGAAACCCGTCACAAAAAGTCGGGGGTATATGGAATAAGACACTAGATAACATACGCGTGGGTTTAGATATAGCCCACAGAATCAAATCCTTAAGGAGGAATCAACATGGCTAGTGAACGAGAAGTACGGAAGCTTGAGAAAGCTTTCGCAAACAAAAGAGATCAATTGTTGGAATTTATGGCTGACCACGAGCAAGTGTTTGACCAGTTCCATCAACTTGTACAGGAGTACAACGTTTCTCGCAGTAATGCGATTGACGCATTTAGAAGTCGTCCCGGAACGGACCCCATGTCTATCGGGATTATGGACCGCTCACGGGCACCAGAAACCTGGGCCTACGAGCCCCATGAACTTCCGTCTTCATATCTGAAGACCCCTGGCGTCGTTAAATCCGTTGATAACCGTGTAATCGAGCAAGGTATTGTTGCAGGTACCTTCGACGCCGACTTGATTAACGGTGCTAGAACCAAAAAGCACGGCACCCCACGGGTCTCGGCCCCGAAGGAAGTCGTTATTAAGGTCGCATAATGCGTGCTCGCATGCACGACGGGGAGGGTGCTTACGGCACCCTCTCCGTCTTTATACGAAAAACGTGGAAAGATGGACCATCTAAAAAAGATAAGGAGTACGAAATGGCCGAAAGACTTGAAGATCGAATCCCCGTTCGAGACTTAGTATTTGAACGAGACGATGGATACGCTGCTGTTACAGCCAGCGTATCCACAAAAGTATCAGACTCAGTACATTACGCAGAAGGGACCTGGGATAAGATCCCATACAGCGTTGAGGTTTTCTCAAGTGTCACGCTTCAGTGTGACCAGAACGCCGACACTATCCGTGCTGCGCACAACATGGCATATGACTTGGCTTGGGAGGCTTCTCGTGAGCATCTCGGTAAAGCCATGATGGGCCATGTTACAGACATTAGAACACGGTTGTATGAGGAACGATTCAATGATTGAATTTAACAGCAACCGAATAAACGGCCTCAAGTGTTTTGAGGTTACGGTGTCCTGGCACCACCATGGGACCAATGTGCGTCCTACGGTGGAGGCCAGTATCGCGTACTTAACGGAGGGAAAAGCCGCAGGTATGGCGACGTCTAATGAGTTCTCTGAAGAAGTTCTGACAAAAGCACAACAGCTTGTTGAGGCGATTGAGTCAGAATTTCTGAAGGGCGTTGGCGGTAGTGAGGATGACACCAGTGAAGAGGCAGTACGTACAACCATCAAAGGCTTAGTAGACAGGGAGTTCTAATGGCTAATTGGGAACTGCAAGTAATCTCTTCTGTGATTCGCGCAGAAGACCCCTCAACGGCTTGGGAGACTATCCTTAAAGAAGGATTGCAGTTCCGTACGTTTGGTAACATGGAGGCTAAGTCACTGTTTTCGGCAGTAGACGCGCATTACCGAAGACCAAACAATTTCGGGCATATCCCTAGTGAGGAATCTTTAACTGAACAATTTCCGGGTCTGGACCTACCTAGGCCCCTAGAAAACCTTGTTGACCTTTGTGAAAAGGTTAAGCACCAACACGTAAAAAGAGAGTCCGAAAAACTCATCAATACCTTTATGGAGCAGACCGGCACTAACCCTATTGGGGCCATGACCGATCTGTACGACTCTCTAGGACAACTCCAAGAAAAGGTCCAAACATCAGATGATGTGGTCTTTACCCAAGTTGCCTTAGAGGAAACTATAGAGGAACTCAATCGTCATAGAGAGGCTGATGGGATTACCGGAATCCCTTGGCCCTGGGCACGATTAAACCGAGCAACCAACGGTATTCAAGAAGGGGACTACATCATGGTGTGGGCGTTGCCCAAGTCCATGAAAACGTGGTTCGGTCTTGTTGTCGCTGCTCATGTCTTGTCCACGGGAAGACGAGTACTTGTATATAGCAAGGAAATGACGTGGACCGCCGTTAGACGAAGAGTGAGTAGCATTATGAGTAAGGTGAACTACACCAGACTTAAGAATGCGTCGCTCTCTCGTGCCGAGATATCTCACCTACTGGAGACACAAGAGCAGCTTGCTTCTGATGATTTCCCCGGAGAGCTATTCTTCACTAACTGCGACAGACCAGATGGGTCACCCGGTGGGCCTGCCGAAGTTCGGCGTAAAATCGAAATCTACAGGCCACACTTTGTGTTGCTTGATTCGTCATACATGTTGGAACTTCCCGGTTCTGGGAATTCAAATGCTCTTGATTGGAAGGTCTTGTCCTCAATCAATAGACAGCTAAAGCAAATCGCAAAATCAACCGGAATACCGGTTCTTTCAATTCTGCAAGAAAATGAGCGGTCTGCATATAAATATTCAAAGTCTAGGGGCACAGCGTCATTAGCTATGAATACTGGTGCCGTAATGGACTGTGACGTAGGTATTCGTCTTGTCTACCATCCACGAAAACAGGAACTAAGTATCCACCTAGCTGCCGCTAGGGAGACTACAGACCCTGGGTTCACGATTCATGCGCTTGCCTCGGAAAACTTCGGGTACGCGCACGATACGTTGTACTCGTTGACGGACACACAAGATGAAGAGGAAAGGATGCACGATCAGGAAGAAGTTCCTGAGGATGCCTTTGAGATCCAACCCGCTGTTACCAGCCCTTTAATGGATCAGGCTCGAAACCAACAAGAACCTGACGAGATAGATGAGGATACAGCAACGGGGTAAGGATGTTTTCAAAAGAAGAGGTAGTCGATTTATTATCGAATTATATAACGTTTGATAAACACGATACCCCTGGTGATAACCTCCCAGCTTTTTGCCCCTTCCATAAGGAGGGCAAAGAGAGCCGTCCATCCCTTTATGTTTACATAGGTAATCAGTCCATATCCCGACATGTAGGTATGGCTTTCTGCCACACATGCAACAAGGGGTGGACCCTAACGGGATTGCTTAAAGACCTAAAGGTTGGTCCACAGATTGTGGATACCTTCAAAAAGGTTCTTGAGGAGCAGGCACCGAAAGTAAAGGTAGATCCGTTTCGGACCCTAGACTTTTCGGTGCCTATTCTTCCCGAAGCCATCTTGGGAGTCTTTGAGTACATGCCCAAAGCACTCATAGCTGAGGGATTCTCCCCTAAACTTCTTCGGGAGTACGACATAGGTTTCGACCGAGGACGTAAGCGGATAACCTTCGCTCTTAGGGATCATCAGGGAAATTTAGTGGGCATCTCAGGACGAACCGTCCGTGGAGAGATGCCAAGATACAAAATATACCGCTCAGAGTTCCACGAAGTTTCTCGTAACTATGAGTTTAAGAAGGGCCGCATTCTGTACGGACTAGACAAGTTTTATCCAAGGAGAATGTATACAAGTATTGACATGCCGGTTATACTGTGTGAAGGCTTTAAAGCCTGCCTATGGTGTGTTCAGTCTGGGTATACCGATTCGGTTGCCATGTTGGGTTCATTTCTCAGCAGGGAACAGAAGACGTTACTCCAAAGAGTCACCAACAAGGTGGTCATTTTTCTAGACAACGATGAAGCAGGGAGGAGAGCAACGCACCAAGTTATTAAACAATTATGCGGTATTGAGGTGCGGGTCGCCAACTATGGAACCAACGACCCTATATCACCAGACGATCTAACAAAAACACAGACACAATTATCAATCGAAACGGCGCTTAAGCCGTATGAATGGAGTAGTCAAAATGGCTAAAGAAGAAGAAGCAGTAAACTGGAAATCCTTTCGCGACCAACAGCGAGGAGACTTCAGAAAGAAAATGCTTGCCGGTAAAAAGGGCAAGTTCTCGGCGGGTAGGAAACCCCCCGCCAGCAACTCTTTTGCAGAAAAGAAGATGCCCCCTGCGTGGAAGCTTCGTCACCGGGACAGTAAGTTTAAGCCCGACGAGACCCCAACGCGGATTCGCATCATCCCGACTACAGAAGAGAAGCCCTTCTATAAGTTCTATACGAAGTGGATTAAGACCCCAGAAGGACAAAACCGAAACCTCATTTCAAATGCTTGGAATGGTGAACGGGATGTCCCCTGTGTTCTTTACTACTACTGCGAGAAAGAAGAGAGCGAAAACTATTGGGCAGATGAAAAGCTCGCTGTGACCGTTCTCGTTCTTGAGGACTTCTATAAGATTCCCCATACCTCAAAGAATGGTTTTGAGTATTTCACTTACGAGCGGGTTCCCGCTGCCGACCGTCACGGTCGGATTGTCCACCCATCTTCTGCTCACGAGGAATACGACATCGTATTCGGTCGCAAGCTTTGGTGGGAAATGTGGGACTCTCAGAAGAGAGACTTTGAGTCAAAGCTAGACGGAATCGGTGAAAGCTGTTCCAGTTGCGGTGAGGGCGAAATCAGTACTTATGCGTATGCGTGCGCTAAGTGTGACAATGAGTTCGCAAACCATAGAGAAGACGCTATCGACGTTGACACCGAAGAGCAGCTTCGGACTATGGAAGTTGAGTGCGAAGAGTGCAAGCACTACGCTAAAGCTAAGCAGCTTATCGACTGCGTGCACGTTAAAGGCGTCGGAAGCCGAAAGCAATACGTTGAGGGGTGCGGTAATCCTGCCCAGCTTGACTGGTCTGCCTGTGACGTAACCGTCTCAGCCATTTCAGTCGGCAACAGGACCGCTGTAAACATCGACGAGTTTTCCGTATCCGAGGAACTGGATGTTCCTAGCTGGATGACTGAACCCATGGACTTCGATTATTTTCTTGGTCGTCAGGACCTTGATGACCAAGCGAAGGCGATGGGCCGACGAAATCCGTTTGACGCGAGTGCCCAGCGAGCACTAGACAAGTACTTCGAAACTCCCCGCAACAGGGAAGACAACGATAGTACGCCTGTCTCCGACAACGACGTATTCTAATAAATTCAACGTCATTTGGTACGGGGTGGGCCAGGGGAAATAACTCCTCTGGTCCACCCAACCTAGCTAACGGAGGTCAGCTATGGGTATGTTTACCCTATTGCCGGATGCTATCCGGATTCAAGAGCCTGAACAGGCTATTGCCCTAGCAGAAACCCTGCAGGACAAAAAGATATTAGCCGTTGATACAGAGACTACAGGACTCTCCAGAATCCGTGACCGGACTATCATCCTCGCAATCAGCGATGGTGAAGAAAGGTTTGCTATCTGGCCTGAGGTGCTCCCGTACTTCAAAGGGCTGCTAGAAAATCCAGAGTTGAAGCTCATCATGCATAACGCGAACTTTGACACTTGGATGCTTCGTAATGTGGGAATAGACATCTACAAGTATTGCAACCGAGACCACTACCGTGTCTATGACACGATGGTCATGCACGCTCTCGTAGATGACACCCTTCCCCATGACCTAAAGTTCTTAACAAAGCACTACACGGGAATCGAAATGGTCCCGTTCAAATCCGTGTTTGGTACTCAGCTTCGAAAGCGCCCCCTGCACGAAGTTCTTCTAGACCCAGACAATGAAGACATCGTATCGAACTACGCCTCCCTGGATGCGTATGCAACATACAAGCTTTTCTTCAAAGTAAGGGACGAGATGCGAGATATCTGGGTCTTCCCAGAGAGGGCCAAAGCAGATGCTCCCTACCCAACCATGTGGGACTACTACCTGAAAACAGAACTCCCCTTCACAAAGATTCTGTACATGCTTGAACGAGAGGGGATCACAATTGACAAAATTGCCCTTCTTGAACAGGCCCCTGTTATCGAAGAGCAGCTTCTGGCTATTCAGAAATGGTTTGGCCGAGAAACCGGTCGAATGTACATCAATCTGAAGTCGAACAAAGAGATGGGTGGGCTGTTCTTCGAAGGGTTGGACAGAAAAGCAGTTAGCTACACGGACAAGGGACAACCACAACTAAACAAGGATGTTCTTACCATGTGGGCTCGTGCGGGGTGTGAGTTTGCAACGAAGCTTCTTCTCTACCGAGACTTAGATAAAAAGCTTGGAACCTACATCAGTAACCTTCTTGAGAAGATCCACATCGATGAAAAAATCCATGCGTCGTTCAACCAAACCGGTGCCCGCACTGGTCGGTTGAGTTCTTCGGACCCAAACCTACAGAACCAGCCCCCATACATTCGCTCAGCGTATGTCCCATCACAGGGTAATAAGCTAATGGCGGCTGACTATGCTCAACTAGAGATGCGTATCTTGGCGCACTTCTCCAATGACGAAACACTCATTGACGCCATCCAAGCAGGCATGGACGTTCACTCGTCTACGGCTGCTGAAATGTTTCGTGTTCCTTACGAAGACATTATGGCCGCTCGTACCAAAGACGATAACGGGGAGAGCCTAGACAAGTACGAGAGTAGTCTTCTCAAGTACAGAAAGAGCGCGAAGGCGATTAACTTTGGCCTCATGTACGGGCAGGGTGCTGGTAAGTTAGCGGGCACCTTGGACTGTACAATCGATGAGGCACGCGGTCTTATCCGTCAGTACTTCAGTGCGTTCCCTAACGTCACAAAGTACTTCAGAAACGCAATCATTAAAGCTAAAGAAGATGGCTTCTGCTCTACCCTTCTGGGTAGGCGTCGGCAGGTTCCGGGCCTTAGGTCTAATGTTGGTGCTGACATTGCGCAAGCGGAACGAAAGGTAAAGAACTCTCCCATTCAAGGTACGGCTGCGGACATCACTAAGATGGCTATGGTGCGTATATGGGAAGATGATTTCATTGCCAACTCTGGTGCCAGAATGGTCATTCAGGTCCACGATGAAATCGTGTTCGAAGTGCCTGAAGAATTTGTAAACGATAAAGAATTTAACGACCGCATCGAAGAACTAATGATGCATCCCTTTGACTTCGACTTGGCTGTTCCTTTGGAAACGTCAAGCAAGTACGGGGACAACTGGCTGGAGTGTAAGTGATGCAACTAACACAAGACGTAGATCGAGAAGAACAATACTTAAACGGCGGGGGGCTGCGATGCCCCTACTGCCGCACTAAAAATATCAGTGCAAGGCCTCCGAGCACAGACGCCATGGAAGCCTGGGCACAAGTGTCCTGCGAAGAGTGTTTTGCCGAGTGGAACGACGTGTACAAACTCGTCGGGATAGAAATAACCTTAGGACCTTCCCTGGAACAGGCAGCGGAGAAGAAACAAAATGACTGAAGAAGCAAAGCTAAAGGTGACTAACTACTTCCCGGACTGCGACTCAATTACGCTCGAAGTCGGTGACTACCACATCGCTGTATATAGGGACGGTGAGGGAGAGTACGACAGGAAGACCCACGTAGACATCCACAATAAGAAAACAAGCTCAACAACGTATCTGGTTGTGGGAGCACCGTCAGAATTGAAGGAGTTACTGAATGACGAGGAAGAGGAAGAAGAACCACCAATGTTCGTCTGACCATCCGTACATAGAAAAAGCACTCGTCCTTTCAACAGCGCATATGCCCGGAGAGTCCCCAGAGTTTGGGGGCCTTCGGGCTTTGTCTTTTGAGTATGGCTACGTCGTATGGGTTTCAGAGCCTGGATACGGCGTTCCTGATTGGATCACTCCGATCATGGAGATCGCGTACCGAGATGAGTGCACGCTTGTAGTCTTAGATAGAGATGGAAACACAGACAAAAACTTTCAAACATGGGATTGGTAATGAACCAAAAAGACTACAAGCCTGCTCCCGATAATTATTGGGAACCTCTTTGGCCTGGGAAGCCACTAAACCACCCAATGGCAAAAACCGGGGAAACCTGGGTCAACGATAAGTGTCAAGTATTCGTATATGACTACCCTGTAATGTCCTACTTCCCCAAGGAAGTTTCGAGAGAAGAAGTTATCGCTGGGCTCGGATTGACGGGTTGGCCACAAATCGTGGAGCTTTCATTAAAGCTTAATACGCGAGAGCCGTGGCAAGATTGGCGCGACTTCTACAGAATCAAGTCAGAGCTTTGCGGCACGGCTTGCTGGGGGATGCAGATGTACCCTCCCCAGGAGGAGCTTCTAGATACAGCGAACCAGTATCACATGTACGTACTGGACCCAAGCTGCGACGCTTTCCCTATCCGGCAATTGCAGCCCCCGTTCACTGATTACTCAGAGGGCTGGGAGAAGGTTGTGGAGGAGGGAAAGAAGCATTTTGGGATCGGAAATGACCAGCTTAGAAATGCGAAGCAGCGGCCCTGGCAAGAGCACCATAAGTGTGACGACTTGCCACTCATAGGACCAGTGTGGCGCAGCCGAGGCTGGTCTCTTGATGAAGAAGGAAAACCTCTCTTTACGCCCTCTGGGGCAGGGACGCACGGTAATGGAACAAAAACATTATAGAGTAATAATCGAGGATGAGCTTAAAGCCGACAGCTTCGAAAGGGCGCTCGTAGTAACCCTAGATCGTATTGAGACCGAAGAAACCGTAGCCTCCGTGGAGTGTCTCTCTACGGGGGAAGTACGGCACTACGAAATACAAACAGGAGAAAGGTTAGATGACGAATCATGACCACGAATTAGAACTATTCCAAGTAGACGATACGGTCTGGATTACGGTGAACAACATCTTGGTCCGAGTAATGATGACCGATGAGGGTGCGCTGTGCGACATGTACAGCCAAGCCCTAATAAAAGACGACCATGATGAAGCCCATCTAGCTGCTTGCTACGCCTTCTTTAATGAGGCCGGTACAGAAGACACAGATGACGCTGACGAAGACATGGATTACTTCAATGACGACTGAGTATTCCGAGTGGTTGGATGTAGCTACCTGCTACTTCTGCGAACAAAAGTACACAGCGGATGAGTGGGAAGACCACCATAGCCCAGTAGAAAACCCACTATCTCATTGTCACGCTAGGTGTTGCGATCACCCAGACTGCAACGAAGAAGATGTGCCTGACCTTGAGCCCACACATTACAACTGCTGCCATGCGCCCAAAGACATGGGCCACATGTTCGGCTGTCCCAATAGCCCTGAAAATGAAGGAGGTGAGAGCCATGGGGTACAGGAGTAGTTACCAAATACTTGTTGAGGCACCTAAGGATAAGATGGATGCCTTCTTCAAATGGCTGAAGACCCAAGAAGAGATGTGCAAAGAACTAGAGAAAAAAGCACCCATCCCAAGTAGCTATGGGTTCACCGTTGGGGAAACCTACGAGAACATCCAAATGTCCCAAATTGACCTAGACATTGTGAACGCAGACAATGGACTTGCCAGGGCTGCATTCGAACATGACTACTGGAAGTGCTACGATCCCTGGGATCTTGTGATAAACCAGATCGATGAATACTGCACAGATAATGATATCGCCTTCGCCTACGGAAGATTAGGCGAATCAATGGAAGATGCAGAATTCCAAGATAATGACTTAGGTCTTTACGTAGGCTTTGTCCGTAAGTTTGTTTCCCCGTTTGAGGGCTAGTTGTGCCAAAAAAGAAGCTATGGTTTGTATACGTTGTTAGGTGTTCAGACGGTTCTCTCTACACAGGGATTACTACGGACCTGAAACGACGCGTGCACGAACATAACAGCACCAGGAGAGGGGCTAAGTATACGAGGTCTAGAAGACCCGTCTACTTAGCCTACTCCCATAGGTGCCGGGACAAGGCGGAAGCCTTAGTCTCTGAGCATGGCTTCAAGCGTATGAGTAAGAAAGAAAAAGAAGAATTTATCACGGAGTTTGGCTATGGCTAATTACCTGCCCGCAGTTAGATCATCCTATTTTAGGGTGAAGGACAAAGAGAAGTTTCAAGATTGGTTCGATACCCTCATCTCTAGCGATGATGGTTTAGAGCTTTGGACAAAGGCGGTAGATACCGCAGAGGTCCACCAAAAGTACGCGAGTGACCCGGAAGAAGAGCCGTTTGAACTCGTAGCCTTCGGGGGGTACACCAGTTGGCCCTGTGAGCGCATAATTGTAAAAAATGATGGTGACGGGGGCGAGGGGGACGACTTTGAAGACTGTGAAGAAATCGACTTCACAACGGAACTACAGGAGCACGTCCACGAGGACTGGTCTGTAATCTTACAAGAAATCGGATATGAGAAGCTCCGATACCTTGTGGGCTTCTGCGCCATCGTAGATAGTGAAAATATTGAATGGATCGATCTGACCAACTGGGCCGTAACAAAGATCCCAGATGGAAGTAAGTTTACATCACCGGAGTACTGATAGATGAACCTGAGCGAGTACCAAAGGTTAGCAGCGAGAACCATCCCAGTAGAAGAAATAGATAGCCTTCTAACGAACTTTTGTTTAGGTCTTGCTGGGGAGGGTGGGGAGTTGATTGACCACGTTAAGAAAGCGGTCTTTCATAAGCACGCCCTTGATAAAGATTACTTGGCTAAAGAGCTTGGTGATCTCCTTTGGTACATCGCCGGGATTTCGAGCATATTAAAACTCGACCTGTCGGACATAGGTGATATAAATATAGACAAGCTGAAGCGCCGTTATCCGAACGGCTTCACAACCCATCACAGTGTTCACCGGGAGGAAGAATTGGACATAAATGACATGATCAAGAAGCGGCAAGTAGCCTTACTAGAAATCATCGGATCAGTGAATACCACTGTCACCGAGGGTGATGCCGTCGTTGGGGCCTTCCTCGACATAGACCAAGGCTACGTTGAGCTAGAAGATGGCTCTGGCTACCGAATGTCTATGGGACCAGTAACCAAGTCTGAGATGCGTTCCGTGAAGAAACGCCTAAACCTAGAAGAGTAATATTATGGAAAAATACAGCGACGCCTCCCAACTTGTCGCAACACTTCTGAAGATGAAGCTCTGCGATTCTGAAGAGGCTGCGATGGAAAAAATAGCTTCCGGGAGAGCCCCCCAAATGATTAAGGACTTCAAGATGAAGCTGCTTAACGACATGGTCAGTCTGTACAGAGACCAGCTTGGGGATGACGGTATGGACCCAGAACTTATCGAAGAATTTGAAAAAATGAGAAAAGAACTAGAGGAGACCTGATGGCCAAAAAAGATCTAAGCCACCTCATTAAATCGGTACAAAAGCGTCTCGGTGGAGCCGCGACAGTTACCCCCATTACAGAGGTAGAGACCCCGTTTGATACGAGGCTCCCTACCGGAATATTATCGCTTGATATCGCGTTGAAAGGCGGGTTGCCCGGTGGCTCAATGATCCAACTTTTCGGGCCAGACGGCGTAGGTAAAGACTACCTTTCGAACCGAGTGATTGCTGAGGTACAGCGGACACACGGAGACGCAGCTAACATTGCCTGGATGAGCTTCGGATACAAACCGGACCCAGGGTTCATGGAACTGGCTGGTATTGATCTAGATTGCGGAAACCTACTCTTTGTCGATCTCGCTACCACCGACTCCGATGCACCAGCAGAGACAATGCTGGACGCCATGCTAGAGATGGTTAAATCCCAGGAGTTCCACTTGTTGATCATCAACGAACTCGGCTCCGGAGAAACGCGACACAATCTAGTTAAAGGCCTGGGCGAAGACGCAAAAATCGCTACGTGGGCTTCTTTACTTAGTTCCTTCTGTCAGAAGTTCTACTCTGCCATGCGCGTTCCTGGCGAGGACGGCAAGCCCAACCAGACTTGTGTAGTCATGATTAACCCGGTTCGGGCAAACATGAACGCGCACAGCGCGAAGTACGTTCCTTACACCCAGCCTGGGGGATACGCCCTCAAGCACGCAAAAGCTGTAGATATTCACTTGAAGCCGGGTCAGACCCTAAAGAAGGGAACGACAAAAATCGGAAAAGAGATCAAGTGGAAAATCTCAAAAGGCAAGCACGGGATTAGCGAGGGTGCTGAGGGGAGCTATAGCTTCATCTTCAACCAAGGCGTAGATTTAGTTCAAGACCTAGCGCGTGCAGCAAAGGCACACGGTGTGGTTAGGAATAGCGGTCCTGTTTACTATATCCTCGATTACGAGGATAAAATCAAAGGTGGCCTGGATGGGGTAGTCTCAATGTTGAGATCGTCCCCAGAACTAGCCGCTGAAGTCCGAGCCGCAGTGCTGGGTAAAACACCCAATGAAGAGGAGCCTTCTGATGATGAAGTACTTACCTGAACCAGCTATTTTCATAGTGTTAATCTCATTCCTCGTCGTCTCTACCGGTTGGTACCTGTTCTGGATCCAACCAAACGATGCGAAGTTAGCGAAAATACACGCCTGTATGGGCGAAAAATACGCCGACCTACAACAAGCCGATGGCGATCTCTGGCGAGTTTACGCTCGCTCTGGAACACTCTCGGCTAGTGCGGCAGGTAATGAGCTAGACCACGCTATTTACACCTCGTGTGTGAGACAGCTAAATACCGGTAACTAGCATGGCAAGACTCTGTATTCGGATAGGGCCAAAAGCACAACCGCACTATGTAGATGGGTTCCCCTTCCTTCCTGGGCTGTACTTTCACAAGCCGCCCAAGAAGGCAAAGGGGGGCACAGAGTATTCCATCACGCATATAAAGAGCGGTCTTGCGGTCCTCCCGAATATAGATGAGCGTCACCTAGAGCTATGCCGAATGATTCTAGGGCGCGTAGACTGGGACAAGGGCGCGGAACAGATTTACAACGACACAACATATGACATCGTAATAAAGGAGGCATTAGCTGTGACCACAAACCGCGATGCTAGTAAAAAACAAGAGAAGCGCATCGCGAAAGAACTTGAAGGAAAAACTCAAGCAGGCTCCGGGTCAGTTTGGGGGTTCAGACGGGATGTGGTGACACCAGAGCTTCTGGTGGAAGCGAAGACAACAACAACGGGGAAATACGCCCTAAGCTTAAAAGACCTAAAGCACTTGAAATTTCAAGCATATTCAGAAGGTAAAATACCTGCGTACATAATAGAGTTTGCGAGGAAAGGTGAGGTAGCCATAGTCCCATTTCAGGATCTAGGAGAAGATTTCCTAGAAGAGCTTTCTTCTACTAGGGATATCCCAAGCAAAAAGAAATCTTCAAAGATATTAACTATTTCTCTAGAGATGGCCGCAGACGTTTTCAATGACGTAGGCGTGCGATTTACCGTTGAGTCGGATGAGTATCTACTGATGAGCTACGAGAATTTCCTCACCTTTGCGAAAAGAGGTATATGAAATGGCAAAGAAAAAAGGATTTAGGATTCCAGCACGCTGCCTAAACGAAAAGAAGATAAAAGAGGACGGAGAGTTCTCAGTATTAAAAGAAATAGAGCGTATTGACTTCGAATCAAACCTAGAGCCTTGGTCTAGAAGAACCGGTGGGTATCACCCATCCTCTCTTACGCCAACGGCCTGTAAACGTGCTCTTTGGTACGACCGGACAGGGCAAGAGCCCGAAAGCCGAATCCCATCAGATCTCCGTATGCTGTTTGACATGGGGCACGCGCTTCACGACATGATCCAAGAGAAGCTTGAGAAGGAGTTCGACGGATTCAACGCCGAGATCCCAATCAGTAACGAAGACCTCCACATCGTGGGCCACTGCGACGGAATATTCCGTGATAGGGACTGGCTACTTGAGATCAAAACAGTGGGCGAGAGTGTGTTTAAATCACTTGTTCGGCCCAAGAAAGAGCATATCTACCAAGTACACTGTTACATGTTCTGCGAGGACGTCCCAAGGACTCAGCTACTTTACGTGGCTAGGGCGACGGGACAGATGCGACTCTTCAAGATTGAGTTCGACAACGACATCTTCCAGGAAATTGTGAGCATAATAAAGACAGTTGAAGAATTTGTAGAGGCTGGAGAAGCCCCTCCAAAGGAACCAAACAAATGGGTATGTAGAACATGTAAGTTTCAGCATGTCTGCCAGCCCTTCAGCGAGTAGGAGGTGCCTATGGCTGAGAAGGATTTATTCCTTGAATTACGTGAAACACTAGAAAAAGATCTGCGTGCCACGGGTTTTGCTCCTGATCGGGAGCCACCCAGTGAAGAACCTAGACTACCTGCTGGGTTGAAGGACTTACCGAACGAAGACCTCAAAGAACTCTACGATGATTTCTTGGCGTTCTTTGAGTATCTTTCTGATCAAGTTGCTAAAGCCAGTAGCTACATGTCCGTCAGTAAAGCGAGACTTGAGGCGGTAACCGCGACGGCAACTCTTGCATCTGCCAAAGATAAAAAGTTAACCAACGCAGACCTCCGAAAGGCGTACGTCGTAACTGCCTGTTTAGGGGCAAAGCGGGACTACGTTTACTTCAAGGCAAAGGTAGATGTCCACGATGCTAGGCTAAGAAAGATAAGCAAAAGCATGGACAGAATCGGAAGAGAGCTATGGTTTAGAACACAAGATGAGCCCGAGCGTAACTCTGAGTTTTCCTTGAGTAAATCAAAGCCAGCAAAGAAATTTGCCGGGGGTTATAAGCCGGTGTCTCGTGAATAAAAATAAGACGGTGTTCACTGCAGAGTTGACGTTGCTACCACCGTCAGTTAACAATATGTATATCTATACTGCTCGTGGGCCTAGGCCGTCTAGCAAGATGAAACAGTTTAAAGCGAAAGCGTCTATGGAGATAGCCCAACAACTGTCCTTTGACGGGAGCCCTCTAAACGGAGACAAGCCCCATCGACTAAGTATTTACTACTACCTACCAGCCTTGTTCAACAAGGGGTGGCCAACAAAGGCCAAGACCCGATTCAAGCGGCGGGACGTATCAAACTTAGTAAAGGTGTTAGAGGACGTACTGGCCGACTGTTTAGGTATCGACGATTCTTGTTTCACGGAGGAGTTTATTCAGAAATTAGACGGACCCGCCCATGACTTCGTGGGCATCAAAATAAAAATAGAAGAGCTTAGCGATGAATCCTAAAACAGGTAAGGAGGAACTAAGGCACATAGTCCTAGAACAAACAGGAGTCCGTGTGTCTCCATCAACAAAGCTAGAAGACCTACACAGTTTTCTGCAATTCAACCTAGAGGAAATACCAGAAACGCCTATCAATCAAATGAGAAATAGTCTTATAGCTTTTATTGAAAACAACCGTAGCAGGCTTTCCCTCCCATGTAATGGTAACTGCTACGAGCATCATGATGGGGTTGTATTATTCTGCTATAAACAACTCCTGGAGGAAGAAAATGGGTAAAGTAACAAAGAAAATGTTGACCCCGCTCGACCGAGCGGAAATTAGAAAAATCGTAATCGTGGGAATGGGGATGGAACCCCTTGAAGCGTACACCAAGAAAGAGGGCGAAACGATCTCTTGGATTCAAGAGCGTGCTGAAGACTTTGCGTCTCTGGACCTAGAGACCATTGGCGCGGAACAGTTCCGACCAAATGTCGTAGCGTACCTACAGCAGTTGCAGCAATTCATTCTTGGTAACTCCAAGGCTCCCACCTTCCCTACTGGCGGGGCCACGGAAGAGGCAGTGGAAGCTGAAGAAGGCACTGCTGTCACTGTTGAACCTCCTAAGAAGAGGAAGCGTGGACGTCCCCGCAAAAACCCGGTAGTAGAAACTGCTGCTACTGAAGAAACTGTCGAAGCTGCCCCTGCTAAGCGAAAGCGCGGTAGGCCACGCAAGACCACTACAGACGCCAAAGCTGCTACTAAGACGGCTACCAAGAAGCAGGAAACCACCGCCAAGAAAAAGAAGGGCGGCTTCCGAGTAAAGAAGACTGCTGCTGAAGCTGTTGAGGTGGTGAAGGAAGAAATTCCAACCACTACGCCTGAGGTCACCCTTAGTGTGGGTACCGACCTTAATTCCTTCCTGACGGGGATTGATAGCCTCCGTGGGGAGGTTCAGGCGATGCGTGCTGAGCAAGCGGCGATGTACGCTGATTTGCATGACGCTTTGGTATACATCCTTAATACGGCGATCATTGAAGACGACGATGACCTTATTAAGGACTTGTCACAACTAAAGAAGTAGTTCTAGGCCCTACCTGATCAGGGCTTAGGTTGAAGGGGGGATCACCATCACGGTGGTCCCCCCTTCTTTTTTAGCTACTACCAGTATCGGCACCCGCGTCCAGTCCAGTATCCGGCTCATCAATCACATACCCAATCTCAACCAAAGAATTACTCGGGGGTATCACCGTAAACAAAACTTTGTTCTCTACCGCGTCATACGTCCAGTCTGAGTTCAATGCGCTATCGATAAATACACGAACAGTGTCCACTATTGGGGTATGCGAAAGAGGCCATTCGCTGTGAGGCTCTACTTGTACGCCAGCATCAACAGACCCCTGTGACCAATCCTCTGAGCAAATATCCAAAACAACGCCAACGAAATGGTTCGTCACGTCAATATACTTGTCACCCGCATGCATCGCAGAGCTATTGCACATAGACTCGGCGGGGTCGAGGTTCACGATGCTGGCGGCAAACGGAGAGATAGACGTCGTTTGATACCAATAGATGAAGTCTTGGGCCGTCGCCATAGTTACGCTCTGGTCATCTTCGTCAGACACAAACACAACTAGAAGCGCCGCATCATCTCGCATCCATGTGAGCGAGTATGGATTTGACATTACATAGTGGTACACAGCGTCAAGCCCAGCCTCAAGGTGCCCACTAGCCATATTATTCAGCATGTCTGTCGCATCCTGAACAGTGTCTCCAGGCACCAGAGGGAACTGGTTCTCAATAGAGGCAGCAGTCGGGTCCGCTGGAATTATTGCAAGACGCCATCCAGACGGTGGTAAGGCGTTCATCATGGCCCCTATACCCGCGAGTAGATTGGGCTCATCATTCTGCATGGATCCAGACTGGTCAACCACCCACAGGATGTCTACGCCGTCAACCGACCCAGGCTGGGTAAAGGAATCTACCCATACATTCCCCCCTGGAACCTCCTCTTCAATATAGACGGGCACCTCCACGGGCACCTCGACTATATTTTCGTAGGTTAAGTAGTGGTCAGATCCACATCCGATCTGACTCGGTATTAATAGGCCGGTCGCTGTAAGCAATGTAGTAATAACCTGTCTTCCCATATTTAGATTATATGGAACGCGCTAATACTTGAAGAAGACCATTCCGATAATAATTTTTATTATTTAATAATTACAGCGTAATAAAATACCCATTATCACTACGTAATAAATGCCCAAAAAGTGCAAAAATAGGGGTGTTTTTAGGGATAAGAATAGTGAAGGGAAGCAATAGGTGTTTCTCTCGTAAAACCCTTTTTGTCCTTTAGGAGGAATGTCTCGTGGGTAATACTTTTCGAATCATTGGTCAGGTGTTTTTGACCGTCGTCGCAGTCGACGTAGCTATCAAGGCCTATCGCGGTCTGGCTAGCGTCGGTACCGATGCTGCCAACATCATCGAGGCGAAGTATCGCAATCGTGCGAACCGTGCTCTCGAAGCTGTTGGTGCGGACCCCCGGTAGTCGTTGAATTCTCAACGGCTTTTCTTTCAACGCAACTCAACCCATTAAGGAGGGAAATATGTTGCAAGCAATCAGGCCTGCTGGTCAGGCCATCATTCAGAACCGAACTGTTCAACAGTTCGTCCTTGCCGTAGGATGCGGCGTCACCACGCTCAACACGATCCGTGCACTAGATAATCTAGGCGCACGTCGTCGTCGGTGGGCGAGCAATCGTCAGGCCCTGAAGGCCCAACGACAGGCTGCGAAGCTGGCAAAGGCTGAAGAAGCGAAGGCTGTTGAAGCCTCCACTGCTACTCCCGAGCCGGTGACGGAGGCTGTTGTTTCCGACGCTGTTCAGACCGTCATGGAGGGTGCAAGCTTTAACGAGCTTCGCGCTGCTGCCAAGTCGCACGGTCTGGATGTTGGTCCTCACCCGACCAAGGAAGCGTTGGCTCGCGCCATCGTGGAGTTCCAAACCGCCTCAGCATAATCTTATTCTGAGGAAGACAGTCAGAAAGAGGAGGGGGGTAACACCCCCTTCTCTTTTTTAGCTATCAGTCTTTATCCCAATAGTTCAGGGTCGGATTTCCGAAGTACTTAGACCCTGTACAACTCGGGATAGACGCATTTCCATGTTCGCCATTAGCCTGGAATGGTCCAGTGGTTGAGTCCATATTACCCCACCAATGGGTGTTCGACCCAACCCAGTCCTTTAATCCCCAATACGGATGCGTAAAGTCCTCAATAGTAAATCCGGCGAAGCTGCCGCCCTCGGTCCAAAGCTCTGTCATTACGGTAAAGATATCATCAGTTAATCTATTACCAGTCCAATCACCGAAGGAACCACCAATACATGGGATGACGCGGTCTGACAGGTACCTAAGAGAGTTCCCAGAAGCATACGGACCCTTGTATTCACCATTATCGAAAAAATCGTCTGTATCATTGGTAAAGTTTTCTGTGTGGTGGTCCGGCTGGCGAACCCAGCCCATAACCCCAGCGGCCTGATTAAAAGTAACAACCGTACCGTAGTTTTGTTTATGCGCTTGCATGTGGCTGGAGCCGTCATCCGAAGTTGAAATGATTTGCGCAAAAGGGTTTCCAAGACGATTTAGGTAGATTTCCCCCCATTCGACTCCATCCATCGTGTTATCCCACCACCTGTCCGGGTAGGGACCTCGTGCGGCATTCAAAACGTTATGGTTGGCTGTTACCATCGTACAGTTATCGATGAGGATATTACCGCCGCCGCCGAATAGATACTTAGACGTCGCCCACTGCTCCTCCTCAGGTGTTGTGTCGTTGGAAAGGTTTATTTGGGAGGAACAGAACGAGGTACGATCAGTATGCCAACCACAGGTGTTCCCATTAACCATCAAGGAGACCTGTACAGAGCCCCAGTTATAGACGGTGTCATCCCCATCAGGGCCAGACGATACGTCCCCCCAATTGTAATTATCCGCAATCCAAATAGACCCCGAGCATTTGTTGTCACTCACGACGAATTCTGTCACGTCGCCGTGAAGTAAGATGCTGTGGTTTTTCAGTGTGTAGTTCGGATTAAACCCGCCCCAGAAACACCGATTTCTCGTGACTGAGCCCTTGGAGCAGTTATCGACCTCGATATGAGCTACTTTATTATTGTTAATATCGACCCCAAAAGAGTCATAAGCATAGATACGGCGTCCCCACGTTGTGTAGCTATCGGTACTACCCAGCATTATCTCCATTGAGGGGAACCCATCATCCGACCGACGCCTAGACTGCCAATTAAGGGGGCTGAACGGGCCTACGTTGTTGGTCCCGCCGCTACAAGAGTACAGCCCGCCTGAGTTGCTGTATACCAAGCCGATGCGATGTTTACTGTGATCTTCCGCTGGGAACCCAGATTCGCCGGGTTCTGGTTGCTGGCACCAGTAGTTATGGCCGGGACCACCGACGTGGTTGCTATTACCCGCTTCAGCAAAAGCCCTAGTATCCTGGTGTGCCGTTACGTTGCCCTCTGTATCACCTCCCGCGTCGATGTACTGCATGACATAAACGCCATGATCAAAATCTACTTGGTAGCCGCTTTCTGGTCCGTACAACTCCCAGTTTCGGAAAGGTGCAACGTAATCGGCGTAGTACAAATGGTCGTTAGGATCGGTTCTTACCCCGAGAAGGTATTTGGGTCTTGCGGATATTTCTTCATAGCCCATAAGCGAAACATTCCCAGAAACCACAGCATTGTCAGAACTCTGCAATACGATATTTCCCTGGCCGTGTATATGCCTAGCCGGGTCATCGGTGGGGTTATATCGAACCTTGCCCGAAACCGTGTCAAGGCTGAGCATCTGGGGCTCTATCACTGATAGGTTATTATTAATAATCTGGAGGGACTTGCCGCTGTAGGTAACAATGTCACGACCCACACTATTCTCACTAATTATCCCGTTGTCATTCCAAGCACTATAAATAGTCCCAGGACAAGCGTTTCCAGAAATACGTGTGGCCCTACCGTAAGACTCGATGTTGGGCTGATAGAACGTTCCGACAAACAGCCAAAGGTCCAAAGCCTGTTGCAGTGGGCGTCCGTCACCTGGGGAATAACGTCGGAGGTCATTATCAACAATAGAGCCTCCCCACGAATACATATGGATTGAGCCGCCGTTCAGCTTGTTCCTAGAAACTGTAAAATTAGCGCCTGCCCTTTTTTCTGCGATTATCGTGTCTCCTTCCGCCAGGGCTACCTGACCCGACCCATACCAGTCTCCAAGATCCCAATTGTAGTTGCCAACAAAGATGTCATTATTCAGCAAGACGTTGTCTGCAATTAAGCCCCCACCGCCGTCCCAATAAACCAGCCCACCGTTATGGATGTCATCTCCATCCAGGTCGTAATCCCACAGGTCGATTTCGCCCAAGTACCCCTGGTTGTGATCAATATCGGCGGTATAGAACCCACCGTAGTAGGCATAATTACTTTGGGTCTCTGCGCGGACGCCCCACTTGTTACCTCTAATCGAGCAGTCGAAACAGTCACCCCCGGCACCGACGAAGATAAACCCATCACCAGGGATGTGGTTGTTGATGATATTTGCTTGGTGACAATCTTCTCGTAAAAAGATGCCTACCGGCTGGTTCACTGGATCAATAACGTACCTATCTCCATGCGGGTACAGGTTGTTCCCGTCAACCTTTGCGTTCATACAGGAATCAAGAAAGACGTGCCCCATATGCATTTGGTTATTGGTGATAGAAATATTTTGCGTGTCATACGCAACGAGCATCGCCGCATTACCCTTATCGTTTGTGTTCATCACCCCGTTACTTTCTGGCAAGTATCCGCTTGGCGATGCCGCACAATCTCGAAGAGTATTATTCGAAAATATCGAGTTGTTTGTTCCAATACCGAAGTACACGGGTCCAACAAGATTGTTGTCTACGATCTTCACGGTTTGGTGACCCCAGCCAACGAAAATGCTGAACGGGTAATTTGTTCCCATAAGCTCAAAGCGTGCGTCGGCGGCATCGAAAACATCGTCCACGCCCCCCTCGTTGTTCTCGTAAGAGTAGTACCCTGTAGACCACGAGTATCCGGTGGTAATATCGTTGATGATATTATTACCGTTTATATGGATTCCGTGCGTGTGGGAAGCTACGTACTCCCAAAAATCCGTCATTACAGCGTCAGCGAGAACAATCCCCTTAAGGGCCTTACCGACCAGATGGATGCTGTTCCCAGAAATTTCAGACGGAAGAGCCTTGTAGTAAAACGCCTGAGCCCCGGTGAAATAAATACCCCCACAGAAGTTACTCTGAGATTTATCGAGCCCATCTCCGCCATACGCGTCTAGCGCGTAAACGGTGTGTCTAATAGTGTTTCCGGTAACTTGGAAGTTGGCCCCATCGACAACAATGCCCCATGGGTCTTCACACGCGTATTGTGTACTGTAATTTTCCTTCTTCCAGTAGGGCATCCCTGGGTCGCGGATCGTATTGTTGACAATACGGATGTCTGAAAATTCGTGCTGTGAGCAGGCGAAGATACCTACTTCTAAAGGACCACTAATCGTATTGTTTTCGATTGTTCCGGTGGCCCAATGCTGGCTCTCTGCAGACCCCCCGAAGTCATACCATTGCACATCCTCCCCAAAATAGACGCCGTAAGCGAACCCACCGTGGAAAGAGCAGTTAGTGACAGTCACTTCTTTTGAGTGAGTCGCAAACACACCCGCACGACGCTTACTGAACGCGGTGTGATCCTCTTCCCACATTTCATGCATGTGCCCGTGCTCTGACGGGACACACACAGCCTCGCAAGAATCAATCGTAATACCCTTGTGGTACTTCTTATGGTTACCCGCACCGTACGAGAACGCCGCACCGTATGGGGTCACATTGTCCCAATTCACCATCTCGCCCACGTCACCGTCGTCCGCCCAAATAGTGCACCCGAAGGCCGCTAAACCGTGGGTAACATTGATAGCCCGACAATTCCGTAGGGTAATGTTGTCCAACGATGCGGTGGTTCTTGTGTACGTCGTGGGGTTGTAGAAATCACAAAGGATTCCACCATTGTGGAGGGTGACCCCCTCAAATAAGTAGTTCCCTGAGAAAGCGGCGTTGGGCCTCTGTAACCCGTAAATAGCCGTCCACATGCCTCCCCGATCCTGATCCATGGCTGGGATGGACAGGTCCCCATCCTTGCGGGTGCAGATGAAGGCGGCAACATTCGGCCGAGTGTTATGGCCGTCCTCGACACCGGTGTCCCAGCCGGTGTCCCAATAGTTCCCAGCAAACGCCTCTTCGTCTAGACCGTGGTCTACACCGATGAAGCGGAGATTGACATCTCTAACAGTGACACCTTGTCGGCTGTTTAGATCGAACAGCGGCTTACCCTCAGACCAATAAATTACTGGTCCATGTCCTGGGTGGATTCTGAGCCATCCGTCGTCATTTACTGCGTCATCGGTCGGGGTTGCAGCACCATGCCACCAAGACATCCACACCCCTTCCGCTGATGCTGGTTCTGTCGGGTGGGTATATGCTGTCCTCATTTCCCGGTTATGCAGCCAGGACTGGTCTGCGCCTTTGTGCCCGATGAGATTGATACCGTGCACAGGGAACCGCATGGGGAGCGTGATCCCTCTGGCCTCGTGATCGAACTCATGGCAAGAGCCAACTACCTCAATTGTCCACTTACGCCCTTTGTACGCTTGGGTGTTATCCATGTGCTCGATGTAAACAAGGGCCTCACCTACGTTCTTAAAATGAAGCTGTGCCTGTGTGTGTGCGTCTACACCAAACTGGGAGTGGCCTTCGCCCGGAGCGCTATCCACCAACTTCATGTGTGAAGCTAGCTCTTCTGTAGAGGTGGTCCCCACCAATAGGTTGGTTCGTTCATCGACACGCGAAATCGGCTTTCTAAGGTTTATTACGGCCTCGATAAAACCGTCGTTATCCGTAACCACCTTTGCAAACGGGACAATATGCGCCTCATCGTACTGACTCCACAACCAGGGGTCAGCAGCGGCTGGGGATGAGTGCATATCAGCAGCCGAGCCAATTGGCTTAATTAGAACTTTTCGGGCTCGTGCGTCAAACCAAACCATGAACTCCCGGCTATCTAGGTCGTCCGAGTAATCCTCTAGATTGTACACGTCAGCAGGAATATGCCACTTCGCCCCACCAAGAAGAACGTAAGCTTCGCAAAACACAAGCCCACGCTTAGCGCCATCCGCGTCATCCGCAGTCCAATCACCAAAATCATGGTAACTTAGCCGGTCAAACAAAGTGTCCGAAGGGAAGATTTCCCCGGCATTCTCATTCACCAAAGAAAAACAATATCCACCGGTAATAACACCATTAGAAAGAACACCAAATTGGTGCTCTGTCTTCATGTAGGCTTCGCCAATAGTTACTGTCTCATGCCCGTATAGCTTCCTGGTTGCCTCATTTACAAGGTCGTGGTTGTAGTTACCGAGCACCGTGGCTTCGATAGATCCAAGAATAGACCTGTCTTGGCTCTCTTGCGGCGTCGTAGAGTGGTCGAAAGCTGCCTGCTTTAAAGATGGGTTTTTATCGCCACCATCATCTCTAGCTGCCGCACTGACCATCCCTTCTAAAGGGATATCTCTTCGAACGAGGTCTGGGTCTATTCCCCCAACCTCAAGGGTGACGCCCTCGCTATCGTATACATTCCAACCAATATCTTCGTCGTACCATGGGGGTGTAGCGGTAATGGTTTCACTACCAAAAACAGTGCCATGCGCCCAGGCGTACCAATTATCCAATCCAAAGACGTTGTAGTGATAACCTGTAGAACTAGCCCAGGTCAGGGAATCGTCCTGGGACTTGATCGTGTCGATCTCGCTATCCCCGTCATCATCCACCTGTTTCCGTGGAGCAATAGCGTTAAGCCTTCCGTACCCTATCCGTACCCGAGCCCCCTGTTCGCGCTCGGTGTTGGTAGACCAAACGTCGTCATAGTCATGGTGTTTGCTGTCCAAACGGACCAAGGTGACATGGTCAGCATCGGACCTAAGCCAGATAAAGCGTTCCCAGTCCTGCCAGTTTGGCAAAACAAGTGTGAACGGCCGCATCGGGTTTTCATAGATGGTGTTACCGGTAGCAGACTGAACCGCTCGCCCGTCCACGGGGCTCACTAGCCCCGAATACCGCATATTCTCGTTAGCAGAGAAGTTGTTGTGGTAAGCAGCATTCAGTCCGTGTGACGGAACGAAACTAACACCCTCAGAATTAGTTACAACGGGGGCCTTGGTGATGTACTTAACCTGCCAAGTATCGCCACCATCTGTGTAAAAAGTACTGCCGCCAGCGGCATCACCATGCGTACCATTCTGGTCAGTAGCCTGGAATGGGTATCCGCCTGGACCCACTAAAGTTAGGTGATCGTGTTCGGGGCCATCGTCTTCAGGTTCTGCGTGAACGCTCCCGACAATGATTGTTCCGCATTGATCGTTGTTTGGATCAGCGACGGCTGAAATTATTTTCCCGGCATATCTGCGGAATTTATGAGTACCTACATTACTATCTGGGTGCTCAAACCGAACCCAGTCACCCCAGCAGCCCCACGTACTATCCTCCCAAGCTTCTGTGAGCGTAGGCTTACCGGCAACCGTGCACTCGACGTATAGCTCCCACAAACTACTCCCAAGTATCTGGGCGGTTGGGGAGTCCGTCGTGTTCAACCCATCATTTCTTGGGTGTGGTATCCCAGGCCCAACGCCCAAAGGAAGCTCTACGGTAGTTTGCTTATCAATCTCGGCGTCTGTTCCTGTGCGTAGAAACGACTGCCACCCTCGGAGCTTCATAGCGTCCGCAAAATCAAGCCCTGCGTCTAAGTTTAGACCCTCAGTAAAGAAGTCAGGCTTAATCGCTGACAGCAGGTTCTCTCGAACGGTGCTTAGGGTTTTGATGTGCGCTTGGTACGAACCACTATAAAAAGACTTCCCGTCTTGGAAGGTAAGGACAGGGTTCAGAATAAACCCAGACGGAGCGCAACCATAGATTAGGCCGGGAGCAGTTTCCAAAGAGAACAGGACTGGCTCACCAGCAGCAACAACGCCATTATGAACACCATCATCTGGACCTAAAACATCGGAGCCAAACTTGATATCTCCGATAGCTGCGGCCATGCCCCACTCTCCTGCGGAGTGGTCTTCTGGCCAGATGTGTGCGTGTCCGTGGAATAAGAAGGTGCCGGGAAGGAGGCCCCAGTTTTGTTCCGCGCCGTCCTCCTTATCGGGGAGGCCGACGCTGTTTCGTGAGCGTTGCCCGCCGTACCTGTTGTACGTCGTTACCCCACCGCTAGCATGAGCAACACCGCGAGACCAATCGTAAGAACCGTCAGCACCGTCGTAGTTTTTCGTTACGAATCTGGTGGTATCCGTACTTGCGGACAGGTACAGGTCTCCAGGTCGCTCATCGGGGCGATCATCTCTGAGGAGATCGGGGCGTGGGACGACAAACGCGATGTGCGCAAAGTTCGATCTAAGCGCCGGGTTCAGCGCCGTACTTTCAGGATCTGTAGGATCACCCGAATCTTGGTGATACGGGGCGGTTCTCCAAGAGACAAACTCCCCCTCCATAAACTGCATGTAATCTCGAACAGTTACTTTATGGAGGCCCCCGCGTGTAAGGATGACCTTTGACCCGGTTCCGGTAGGCGGTTTCGCGTCAGCCGGTACAATTTCGGCAATCTGAAAAAGTCCATTATTACCTGCCTGGGCTCCCTCAGCACCGTCACCGGTGATTTCAACGAAACACCCTGGCTTCAGATACAACTCATCAAAGGAGTAGTCTTTGATGTACAAGCCGTCTGTGTCCCATTCGGCAATACGTGCATATCGCTCGTTTCCACTATAGGGCGGAAGGTCTGTTTTAATGCGCTTAACTGGGGGGATATACAGCGGTATTCCTGACGCAGCTTGGCTGGTCAAAAAGCGCTGTTCTTGATTCTTGTACTTTGGTTGGTGGTACGAATACCCTGTACCGCTGTTGTACTCGGTATCGTTCTCAAATACGTCGCTAGGACAAACTGTGTGGTGCGTATCTTGGATAGGCTGGAGGCCACCAGTCTCATTGGGGTTCGCAACTACAGATAAGTCCGTGGCCCCTTCTGGGTGTACGGCACCTCCGCCACCGGGGACTCCCCCACCGTACTGTCCTTCTACCCTATGGAATTTGACGTGCCTTTGAAGTTCGTTGGGGGTCTGCCCAACGTATACCCACTGAGCGGGGACTCTTCCGCTTGCGTTAGTCCCACCAGAAAGGTGTAAATCCGTCTTACCGGTTCTTACCAAATCATCGCTGGTGGTAAGTGCCGCATTCATCATGTCGGCTTGATCACCAACATCGTGATTATCGCTAAGTACGACTGAGCCCCGCATCCACAGAATTTCGCCGGTCCAACCACCGGACATGAAATCGTCGTCGTTCCAGAGTTGCATGGGAGAGATCACGGCGCTCTTTAGCGTGATCGCATTTAGTACCGAACTAATAGATTCGATATTAGTCGCTAATGCTGCAAGAGCCCGGTTAAACGCTAGACTAGTAGCGTCTTCCCCATAGGCCATAAACTTTGTGGCCGGTTGCTGTGGGTCGAACGGGGTAAGTGTATTTGCTGGGGCAGACTCGGTTAGTGCCTTCTCGCCCGTAGATACCTTCCCAACTAACCGCCCAAAATACTTATAGGACATCATATGCTCCTAGAAACGAATTTCCCACTCTACGCGAAGAATAACATTTGGCGTCACGTGAATAGGATCAAAGATATTGTACGCGACTAGGTAATTAGACGCTGCAGGATCTGCCTCTTCTGGGAGAGGCGGGTTGGCTTCATGCGTGTACCTCGGATTTGCGGAACTCAAATACAAGCCAGCCTCTGTGATGGGAACGCTCGTTCCCACTTCCACATTAGACACCCTCGTAACGTTCCCAGCAAAAGATAGCTCATCCTCAGCAATATCACAGATAAACCTAGTACGAAAATCACCCGGAAAATAGACACTATCATTCGATTGATTGTCTACCTGTTTCAGGTATAGCCTCTGGTCGAAATCAACGCTAATCGGGATTGGGTCTTGGATAGCCGTTACTGTAACTAATTCAGTCTGGCCTGTCGCAAAGTCGGTGTCTGTTTGTAGGGCTCCACCACAACCGAAACCGATGTACTTGATCTTGTCTGTGTTGTGTGGGCTCGGGGGGTCTTGGCTGTAATTATCGGAACCAATGATCTTGGCCAACCAACTGCGCCCGGTGTTTGTGAAGACGTTGTGCCCAAAACGCTCTTCAATTAGTTTCCCATCCTTAATAACAGCGATCGCTACGTTTATTGTCGGGTCGAGTTTATCGGATAACAGCATAGTTGCGTCCTTGTAAATAACTTAGATACTGCGCGTGAAGTACCTATTTCTCTAACAGCTTTTATCATATATCCCAAGACCTGGGTTGAAAAGCAGCAGTATAAAAATGGTCTCAGTCTTTCATTACAAGATAATAAGGTTGGGGAGGGGGGAAAAATCCCCCCTCCCCGGTTTTATTAGATGGCTACATCACTTACGCAATGTTGTCACCACCGCTGTTGGCACCACCCGTACCATCGCAGAACATGACGATACGAATATCCTCAAGACCCTGCGGGTTGGTTTGGAAGGTGATGAGTTCACTACCGCCAGCATCCTCATGGAGAATGTGCTCTGACGTAAGGCCGGTGTACTCTGCCATTCCGTTGATAGCCGTCAGAAGCTCACCATCGGTGTAGTCCTCCGTGTCGACATCAAGGATCCACATCTTCACAACGTCGTCAAACTGATTTCCAGCCTCAGTCTCATAAGACGCAGCTTCTACGAAATCAATCTCGATACCACTAACGTGCGCAAAGAGATCAACGACATCCGCAACGCCCGCGCTGACAGCACCGGTGAGATCTGAAACAGCAACATTTACGGGATCGCTGCCGTCACCGACAATCTTGGAAGGTGCTCCTCCAGAAAGACGCATATCAGTGTTTGCGAGTTCCGCAATCCGCAACACGTTGCCGTGTGCCGGGTAGAGGCCGCGTGCACTGACGATTTGAATGATCTCTTCAAGAGCGGCGCTCTCGTCGACCTCAAGCAAAGCATCAACCAAATCAGCGCCCTGGATAGCGGACGGGAAGGTGTAGAACGAGCGGTCTCCCGAAAAGAACAAAGCCTCATTGTCAGCGAACTGGTCGGAGTCGCAAGCACGAGTCATGATACGAACATCGTATCGAGAACCCTCTACCTCTTCACCGGCACCGTCAAGCGAAGACTCAATACCAGTACTGACGTTGGCCGCGTACTGGCCTACTTCGTGTACCGCTTGCACGGACAGGGTCAGTTGAGTCTTCAGACCCCGCTGCTCCCGACCATCGACTTCCTTGTAGGTTGAGCCATCACTAGCAAACACCGAATTGATAAGGAAGAGCTTGTCTCCCGTACCGTGCGGTGCAACCAAGTCATCAGCCACAGTACAGGACACCACTTCCGTGGTCCATCCGCCTGCACCATCGTCGACCTGCTTCGTGATCTCACAACCGACCTGGATAAGTTCAGCAACAGGGTCGTTATCTACACCAGCCTCGTAAGCGGCTTCCGCCATGTTGACACCAACGTAGACGAAATCATGAGAAGCACCCAGTGCGGAATCAGTTCCCGCCTGAACCCAACGGTCGGCCTCAGCAGTTCGAACACCAGCGTACTCTGCTGCAGCGCCACTCATAAGGGTGGTATCAGCAATATTAAGAGGAGCAGGCTTCTCACAAGTGATGAACACCGAATCATACGATCCCGAAGACAGTGCGGTTGCGCCCTCATCAGGCTCGCCCCACAGTTCTTCCGCAGCAGCGTCAGTGTCTTCGTGCTCATACACATCAAGTACCAACGTAAAGACACCGGTGTGCTTCAGACGATCTAGGTCCGCGCCATTCAGATGGTTTGCATCGTTAGCGGCACGAAGGTCTACGTCAAAGGTCATGGAGTCATCATCAATGATGGCAACATTTTCCAGAGGTAGTGTGAACGTAGCTCCACCCGACTCCTTCTTGAGATAACCCCAAAGAGCGGTTCCCTCTCCAGCGCCGGGAAGGTTTGCCCCAGCAGCCAGTTCGAGTGCCCACGAAGCCATCTCGCCCCATTCTTGGGCTTGGTTATCAGCAGCGTCAAATGGACCAGGGGCCACCGAAGCGATGTTGAGAGAAGTGACGTTAACGACAATATCCTGCGCCGACAGCGTTACCTGACCAACCGTTACCCCAATACCAGCACCGTTTTGGTCACCAAAGACCTTAACGTTCCAAGTTCCCTGAGGGGAATCGGCTGGGATGCTGTACTCACACGACAGGATCTTACCGGTCGCATCAATAGGGTCCACTGCTTTGTTACTGACGTTGAACGCCTTACTAGTGAACACATCGTGAGTGATGGTAACACCGTGACCCAATTGAGTCCCCAGACACGCACGGGAACCAGCGGCAGCACATGTGACCGTGAGGTCTCTAGTTCCACCTACGCCCGCAGTCAGATCAGCCGCCGCAAGGGCAACAGCACTACCAGTCGCGTCAACAATCGTTGCAGTAGCCGAAGCAATCGGCTCCAGAGCAATCTGAAACGCGAGTGCATCACCGGGATCACCCGCATTCTTCGAAACAGCCGTTCTTAACGCAGTATTACCGTCCCAAGCGCGAAGACGGACAGAGTAGTCCTTCTTGCCCTCTGGAAGCAGTGAGTTGGCCATCGCGTCGGAAGCAGGGATGCTCAGCGCAGCAGATGCCGCGAGGCGATCAGCCTGATCCCTACCAGCTACGGTCACACTAGAAACCTCAATGAGTGTATTTAGGTTACCAGTCGCGTGGTCCATAATATCGACCATAAGCGGGATCTGAGCACCAGCGGCAAAGTCAAGGCTCCCGGCCGACAAGGCCCCGGATACCCAACCCTGGGCTTGGCCAGAAACCCCTGGCTGATGAATACCCAAGCCAGCGGCAGAAAAGATGCCGTTGTTGAGGTGGTACATCCCGAAACCACTCAAAGAGAGAGTGGGGCTCCCACCGGGTTGGTATGGAAGAACGCCATCACCACCGGGGGCACCATCCCGAGCGCCAGCTTCCGAAGGGAAAAAGGAACGAAGGTCATTGGGAATACAGATCGCTGCATGATCCTTGCTAAACACGCCTGATTGCGTGGTAATAACAAGCTTCTTCGTTCCGAGTTTGGTACTCGGATCGATCAAGCAGTGTACGTCTGCCGATTCTAAGCTGACTTCGTCGATTGAGGCTACTGTAATGCCCCCAACCGCGTCGTCTAGCTGGTCTTTGATTTGGACTGAATAGTCCGCTAAATTAAAAGCCATGAGTTGTATCTCCTGTGTTATTGATTCAAGGCCGTTTACAAACAAGACAGCAGGAGAAAGACCTACTATCTCAACGAACCCTAATATTAGGGGGGTTTGGGCAACAAAAAACGGTCTCCCGTTCGTATAAAGTGCTCGGTCGTTACTCGAATAAAATTCTACGCTGTCTAGCTTTGGGGCCATATATTATTCCCAACCGTTCGTGATTGGATAACGCACCCACGTATTAGGAGCTACGCACTCATACATATATGTGCCGTCATAACACCGTTGACCTTTTAACCCCGAACTATTCGGGAGAGGTACCGCATTTGCGAAAAAGGTTGGACTGACCCACTGCTCTACTGGTTCGATAGGAACGATATTACCGTCGCGATTAAAAACCGCTAAGTCGCCCTCTTCTACATTAGCTAAATGACCCTCCTCAATTCGGAGGTCAGCTTGTGAAGACCCAAATAGATATGCAGTCCATACGGAGTAGGATATAACCGAGACCCAGCGCCCCGATTGCTCGGAATCTCTGTCGTCTGGTCTTACTACTATAAAGCCATAGTCGGGTTCATTGGAATACTCCTCTGAAAAATCTTTTCGGTCTTTGTCGAAATAATAAGTTCCCCAGTTGTCGGGAACCGCCCTCGGAACAGGGAGAGTAGTCCCACTGTGTCCCTCAGAGACCACCAATGTTGTCGTATCAACGGTATCTACGCCCAAACCAAACAGATCTAAACCAAAAGAGTCTGGGCCTTCGATGGTGTTCGGCGTGCCTGGGTACACACTGTTCTCTACACGATTTTCCGGCCCATATACCCCGTTGATACCCAGAGAATCCTGGCCGGTGAACTTCCAGTGGCTAAGAAGATTTCCCGGCTCAAACGCTGTATCAGATTCAGAAAACAAAATGTTCGTTCCGTGCTCACTTGGGTCACCGTGCGCAGAAAGAATAACCTGATCAAGCTTCCCGTAGAAGGGGCTCTTATAGGTAATTGACCCATTATCCTCGGTAGGTATCGCGCCCAAACAAATACGCTTAAACGTGGGTGCTGACGTGGTGATTCGCACGGACGTATCTGTAGAAGCGGAGTATCGGACATCCGCCACCTCTTTATTCAGGTACAAAGACACCGCTTCAGGAATATCGTCCCTAGTAAAATCGAAGCTTAGAACACAGAAGTTCCACGCTAGATTCTCAATTTTATTCAGTGCGCTTAACGACCAAACGGTTCCCCCTGTATCAACCAACTCAACATGGAGAGACAACCCACCAGCCGAAGTACCAGAAAGGTACACCCTGATCCCGTTTTCGTCGCTAGAGGTAGTCGCCTCATACCCAAAACTAAACAAACACGACTTTCCTGTGGGCTGATTACCCACAAGAGTAGAAGCATCCACATAAAAGGGGATAGCTATCGTCCCCTTGGTCCAATCCGTAAAGTTATCCCAATCAGATGAGGAACTATTAGAGACTAATACGCCGAACCCGCCATCAGACCCCAACGAAAACTCTGTTCCCTTAAAGCTGGCTGACAACGGGACGTAAGACTTGGTCTCCGCAAAACCATCAGCCGGTGTTTCTCCCAAAGTGCGTACAACAATTTGTGTCTCAAACGTCTCTTCCCTGTAAACCTTGGTCTCTTCTTGCGTTTCTAGAAATACCGATGAAGAGGTTAACCCCTCAAATCTGACCTTGTTCGTCTCTGTTGGTATAGGGAGTGTGTCGCCAATGGACCAATAATGTGCACACTGTGATAAATCCACCATGCCGATGGTAGGTGAGCCATTCGCCCAAAAAGACGTAGAGACCTCATCGGCGCTTACGTTTCTATTAAAATAGAAAAACTCATCAATGGAGCCAGGAAAAAACCCACCCTTGGTACCCTCCTCGTCTGTATGAGAGCCCAGATATAGATTATGCGTATTTATTAAGTTCTCGCCGTTGAATTTAATCTGCTCAATATCTACCTGCGGAATTCCCAAAAGCTCATACACTGCCGATAACTCTGCGTCGTACGCTAAGTTATTCGAATACACCTCATTACCATTAATAAATATGGTCAACGTCTTAGCTGCGTTGTCCATCTTTAGTACAACGTTGTACCATTTATCCGATAATAATTCATATCCGGTCTGCCTGGAAAACTGGATGGCTGACGTTTGGTTGTTCGCGACAACCGAAAGACTCGCAGAAACATATAGGTTGAATACGTTCGTTGGGTTACCCGGCATGTCATAATTAGGGTTCAGGTCTACAGGGTTCCCAACATTTAGAGACAGCCCGCGAATACCGTATGGATTACTTGTGTTACCCGTTCCCGCCGATTCAAGGGTGGGTATATGCAACAGCGTAGAGTCAACCAACTCGTCTAACTTGAACCACACCGAAATTACGTTTCCAGCACCACCAACAAGGGAGACCTCATCCTTTGTCCAAGAGGCCGCTAAATCTTGGGAGCCCCCGTCTAAAGAGGCGTACCCAGAACTAGGCCCAGACCATACCGTGCTTTGTTCAGGAAGTGAGACGTAGTTCGTCGCCCCAACCATTGCTGAATACTCAACAGTGGAAACAATGACAAATTGCCCATCGGTTACGTCTGCGATTCCTTTTGTCGGGAGCTTTTTTAACGCCTCAAGAGAGGCAACTCGTCGGTTCCCGACTGTCAGCGCTCTCTGTCTGAGTGTCATTCTTGGTGTCTCCCAATAAACAATAGAGTACAAATATTATTAGATAATAAGCCATCGTTCCCCATCACAAACCAACGTCAAAGACGACCAAGGGTCAGGCAATAACGCTGCATCAGGAATATCACCGCTGGTCTGTACAGATCCAATATCATCAATGTACTCTCCGGTCCCATCATCTCCTACGGACGCTCTCACCACAACCATCGGATAGACCCCATCCTTATTGGAAAATCCTTGGGAATCCTTGATCACGATCTTTCGGCCGGTGTTCGTAACCGTATCAAAGCTGTCTGCTACTGGCGGAAGAACAAGCACAAGTCTCGCCCCCGAAGCTGGGAAATTCCCCCACTCATCTGTGAAGGGATCAAAGTCTCCTCCACGTACAGCGTCGTCATTAATGACAGAAACTAGGTCTGCCTTAACAATGTTCTCTGACGCCCCAATATCACGAATGAAATCGACCCCAAGTAGATTCCCGTCATTGTCAAAACGGTCTACCTTCTGGTTGTTCGCGGAATCAAAGAAATGCATCGTAAGTGACACCGAGGAGGAGCCACTAGTGATTACCCCGGTAAGCGTACCATTGGGGTCGGACAAGAATTTGATCTTAGGATCAGCAATTTTTGGGGCTTGAAGCGACCCATCCGACGCTAAGTACGGAACCTCGTAATCAACTGCGTCGTCTGGATTATCCACCGTCGAGCCTGACGCGGTGAGCAGGTCGTCACCAAGCATCAAAGCCCCGTCAGGGTCTCGAAGCCAGACGACCGTATTCAGTAGGTCTGTCCAGTCTGCCGGGTCTCCCCCGTTGGCAATAATAGCGGCCTTACCTGGATTATCTGCAGTCTTCGTAAGTTGTAGGCCCGTTGGGTCTACGATCCCGGTGACTTTGAGGTCACCCTCCACCACCATTTGCGGCATAGTCGCAGCTAGACAAAGGTGAGCGGACTTGTCGAACGACATGGCCCCTACCATCAGGACACCGCGCTTATCCGGGTCTATAGATACCGTTCCTGGGGCTGGGCCAATTAGCTCGGGAGGTCCACCGCCTCCTGGGGCTAAGTCAACTGGCCACGGGATAGAAACCATCGCCCCAGCGGGGAGGTCCCACTCTTGGGCGTCGGGACCAGTCTGTACCACCTCCGTGTCAGGATTCCCGTCAGGAGGGTCGCTAGTATCGACCATATGCCGGGGCCAATCAGGCTCACCAGGGATGATAGTGACATGACTGGGGTCTGCTGCTGTCCCTACACCAGCTACACCAGATTGGATGGTTACATTACCGCCGACAACCCCTGAGTTTACTCGTGCAATAGAGTCCGCACCTCTAATTAAGATGTCCCCTACGGGGCCATGCCCAGCAAGAGGATCATGGCCTAACCCGCCGTCATAATCAGGAGCGCCTGATGCAGCATCCCAGCCCTCATTAGAGTGAAGCGTCTGGATGATGATTGAGCCCGAGCCGCCTGTATGATCACCAGCACCTCCTGTGATGAATACGCTTCCACCCCTCCCGTGGAACTGATGATTTCCCGCGTTCTTGTATAAGATATGCGACTCGTCAACAAACGCCCCCAGCGTGTGTTCACGGACAGTGCCGCCAGCCATTCCTCCGCCTGTTCCAACGCCTGCGCTACCACCAGAAATGGTAACGTCACCACCACTAGGCCCTTGAACGGTCCAAGTCGGATCTCCAGGGTCGCCGTTGGGAGCTTGGTAAGTACTGCCGCCCGCAAGCGTGATGTCTCCACCACGAACAGCGATGTCTGTAATTCCCGCCTCTAAAGATGCCTTAGTCCCAGTCGTATCGAGGCCCGCTATACCGCCTGTGATGTCGACGGAGCCGCCGAATCCGTGCCCATGCATAGAGCCAGTGAAGTCGTATGAATTTCCCCCACCAATGTAGACAGCGCCACCATCGTTACCGTCTCCACCATGCATATCGGCGTTTCCGCCTCGGCCACGCCTCTCCCAATCGTTGGGGCTTGGGGTGGTTCCGGAGTGGTTCTGCCCACCAATTGCGTGGACGTACCCACCGGCGTGAGTAAAATCAGCAGCCGTTTTGCCCACAGCACCACCGACTAAATCAACAAACCCCCCGTTACTGCCATCAACTTCAGACTCGCCCCCAAAAACGTACACATTTCCGGAATCCGCATGAGATGACGACCCCGGCTGAATTCGAATAGACCCCGCTGTGGTACCAGAAGCCGCAGGG